AGCTTCCTTCAGATTTCACCTTACGATGAACACCCTTGCTCTTGGCTATGCAATTCCCGCTATTAGGGCTTGCTCGGGACTTTCACCCGTTAGACAATGCTCATGCCGAGCGTACTAAAAAAGCCCGACGCAATCCGCAGACTGCATCGGGCCAAGGTATTGTCCCCACGAATAATTTGCTTTATGAGCGATTTACTTCTTTCGGCTCCTGGAAGGAGATTCGGTAGCCGTCTGCTGAGTCGAGTCCATTGCGGACTGGGGTTCCTCACTTGTGGGAGACGCTTCACTTACGGCTTTCTCCTCTCCTTCACTGAGCACTTTCTTAGCGATATTGTCCTCGCTCTGTGCGTCAATATCGCTTACGCGTTTTTTGATGCGAGGAGCGAGTCCCAACCGCCTTCGGGCTCTGGAATCTCGTAGCGGCCATAGATTGTGGGCTGGAGGGTTCCGCTGCAAGTCACGCTGCGCTCGTCATCAACCTTCTTGCCCGTGTCGCCCTTGATGCCACCTGAGGCATATTCCACTTTGTGCTGAGAATCATACACGATGATGCTCTTGTCTCCATCCTGGAAGATGTAGCCAAGGTCAAGGTTGTTCAGACCGCGGGCCACTTCAGCAGACGCTGCGTTTACGCTCTCAAGTACATAGTCAATTGTCTGCTTGTAGCCGCCTCTTCGGCCAAGGGACTCGAAAGAATGTCCCTGGCTACTCTCCTTACACTCGAATTTGAAAAGCCCCTTACCCGTGTTGAATGACTCGGTGGACAGCGCAGGATAAATGTTTTTTTCTGCTTTCAAAGGAGCCTTGAGATCGCTCTTGATGAAAATATATACATTGAAACCAAGGCCGCCAAAGTTCTCTAAGCATTCGTTAGCTGCGAGAATATCCTTAATCTCGGGACATGTTGCTGTTACTGCCATATTCTATGAATTTAGGTATTGTTGTGTTGTATTGATTAAAAAGAGGGGCGACGGGTTAGCATATTCCGTCGGATCAGCCGCGACCGTCGCCCTGAAAATATAGAGTGAAAGAAACTCCGTTAGGGGTTGTTAACCGTTCTTCTTGAAGAAGGCTGTCAAGCCCATGTTCATGCCGGAAGCGGTGAGCTGAATCTTCTTTTCGGTCTTACCGTTGCTCCAACCTGTAAACTTATAGTTAGTGCCATCGGCTGCCTCAAGAGAGAGAATCTGGTTAGGAGCGGTTTCAATCGGCTTGGTGTAAGGTGTTCCGTTCACCTTCACAGTACCGTCCGGCTTCTGACCGTCATCGCCAACAGGAGTAATCACGAGCATAGTGTTGTCGTAGTCACCGGCTACATACTCAGGAGCAACGAGATTACCGTCGCTGATGCAAAGAGCGCTACGCAAATAGCTGCGTAGTCCTGCTCCCTGTATTGACTGAATCTGAAGAGACAGGTCTCTGTGATCTCGGTCGGAGCCGAGTCGAACACTTACATACTGCTGGTTGCTCTGGGTGTCAACACCGTAGACAAAGTTCTTGTCGATGGTAGCATACATACGGTCGCCTTCGCCGAAGTTGGCAATAGGACAGATAGTAACCTTAGAGAGACCCGGCAGCTTGAAGTTGTCGCCCTGGTTGTACTCTACACGGAAGTTGCCGTGGAACTTATTAGCATAACCTGCTGCAATGTTCATGGCAGTTGCCTCGTTCATGTAAACACGTGTTGGAACCTTGCGAAGACGCTCATCCCATTTTGCGTGCCACTTGACGAAGTTGTCATAAGGAGTAGAGTCGTTGTTATCAGCAGGAGCAGAGATAGCCTCGCAAGGAACGAGGTTACCGTTAGCCTCTGAGATAAGACCGTCCTCGATGTCGTGCTTGATGCAAGTGTGGAAACCGTCGTAGAGAGCCATTGCCTGGTCGCGAGCCGGAACGGAGTCGTCACCATTGTCAAGAGAGATGTCGCCGAACCACAAGTTAGCAGCAAGGTTGTCGGCATAGTCTTTGAGGATTGCCTCTACAGCCTGTGAAGAGAGAGGGAACTGACCCTGAGCGTCTGTGCCGAATACTGTCTCACAGAAGTCGTCTATATTGCCTGGAAACTTATCCCAGGAGAGTTTCGAGACAAGCGTACGCTCTTTCAAGAATCCAGCTTCGCTGTTGATTTCGCGATGAACGTCCTTACGACGTGTGGTGCCACCCTTACGGATGAACAAGTGGAAAGTGCGCTTGAACTGAACACCAGTGATGATGTCGATGCCAAGGCGGTCCATCTCTTCGGCATCTGAATAGCCAGGACCCATCACGATCTCCTTTGACACCTCCTCGGCTACATGCTGAAGAGCGTCAAGGCCGATAAAATCTTTAGGTAAATTTGCCATAATCGTTTGTGTTTTGTGTTGTTGTTAAATCTTTGTGTTGTTTGTGTCGGTCGGGGGCGGTGATGCTTTTATTCCTCACCTTGCAAGAAACGCTTGAAAGCTGCCTTGCGCTCAACATTGGTCTTGTACTTGCTACCATCGAACGAGCGCAACTGCGGAGTCTTCACTCCCTCGCCATTGTTCTCAGGAGCCTCGCCGCTGTTCAGTTCGTCGCCGGCCTCATTGGTGAGGGCAGCTATCTGAGCCTGCTTGTCGGCAATGGTCTGCTCGGCTGTAGCAAGCGCGTCCTTAGCGGTCTGAAGGTTTGCCTCGGCATCAGTCTTGTCGGCTGTGAGCTTGGCAATCTCCTTGTCCTTTGCCTCGGCGAGAGCTTTCAGCTCGTTGTCCTTCTTGGCAATAGCCTCGGTGTGCTGTGCGTTAAGGTCGCTTAATTCTGTACTATGAGCCTCGTTAGCCTGGGCGAGTGCGGTCTCCGCGACTTCCTTTGCTTCGTTGGCTGCGTTTACATTGGCGGAGAGTTCATCGAACTTGCCCTGCAATTCCGCGAGAGCGTTCTCCGCTGCGGTGGCTTTCTGCTCGGCATCAGTCACCTTCTGCTCGGCTTCCTTCATGTGGGTTTCGAGAGAGTCAAGAAGCGAGGCGTTCATATACGCGCCCTCTTCCGATACGGCTATCTCGCCAGCCTGCAATCCGCAAGCGTTGCAAATAAGAGGATATTTCTCCATATTTATATTTGTGTTTGTGTTGGTTGCTGTGGTAGATTCGCTCGGCTTGGCAGCTACCTCGGAAAGCAGACGCATGACTATCTCGTCAAGGGTTGATTGCCCGTCATTGAGAATGCCTTCAACATTCTTTGCCTCGAAGGTGGCACCATGCAGATGCTCGTCAGTGACATTCGGACGATGGGCCTTCACGTCGGCCATAAACTCCTCACAAGTCTCGTCAAGGTCTTTCTGCAATTCCTCGTAATCGCCCTTAGCAGCATCACGATACCATTTGTTCTTCTCGTAGCTCTGCGTGGCATAAATCTCATTCCAAGTTTCGTTTGTATAGGCATTCTTCTCGCCAGACAACATAGTGTAGAAGCCTCCCATCACACCGATAGAACCGAAACCGTCCTTCACGTTCATATAGTAAATCTCGTCACAAAGCACAGCCAGATACATTGCAGCCGAATAGCAAGTGCCATCCACAAAAGCAATTACCTTCTTGCCCTTTGAGTGGGCATAGTCGATGGCATACTTATAGTCGGGGATAGCTGCTGCCGAACCACCACCTGAGTTGATGTAAACGATGATGCCCTTACACTCCTCATGGTCGGAGGCCTGCATCATTATGTTGCGGAAGTCGATAGATCCGTAAGAGCAAGCGTCGCCATTACGTGTGATAGGTCCACATACCGGAATTACGGCTACGAATTTATCATCGTCTCTCTCGCTGGGGTCACGTCCTGCGTCTTCATCACTTGCCGACATAGAAAAACGAGACTTATCGCCGTCGGCGGTCATACCAATAGCATAAGCCTGATGCTTTGCTACCTGCTCCGCTGATAGGACAACACGTCCTGCGATGTTCTCCTGCATGGCCATGCGGATTGCATTGAGGATAGGCGGGTGCATCATCCATTCTCTCGTAGCGGAAACTTCAAGAAGTGTTGTTATCATTAGTAAAATCTGTGTTTTGTGTTGTGTTATCCTGAATACAACCTTTTTACCTGGTTGCTAAATGTTGCGGAGAAAGGACTCGAACCTTCGACCTCTTGGTTATGAGCCAAGTGAGCTACCATCTGCTACCACTCCGCTGTGTTATCCGTATGCAAAATTAAAGACCGTGCTTTTTAACATTAGGACAAAAAAACCGCTATCCTCACGGACAACGGCATCGGTAGATAAAAAAGTAATCAGTTTTATCTTATTGTTATTGAAATAAAATCCGACATAGACTTGCATGAAATGGATAGCGGCATCTGTTCTTCGGACTGTGATAAACTGGTAGTCGCCTTGAAAGAAAATGTGTTGGGTAATGTGTAGCAAAGAAGCAACTGCCCGTCTTCACGACAAAGCACAATATAGTAATCATCCCCCTCGATGGCTATTTTTCTTTGCGTTTCGCGTACATTTTCCTTTCCGTCAGTAATTGTTGCACTTATTTCTAAAGAAAATACCGACCCACAACCCATTTTACTGGTAGTGGATTTAGCGGTCAAGGTTTTAGCAACCACAGGTATTCCGTCCTGTGTAGCTATATGTAAAAGAGCATCAGAAAAAACACAGTTATTGATATTCAGTATTTGTGCCACACTGAACGGCACAGGAATACTACTGCTTTTAGTAGGGTAGATGTAAACATCTGTTATTCCTGCAAGAAAAAACTCTTTGCAATTATCGGGTAAAACCATACGTATTATAATTTTGCTTGTTTTTTAATATTATTTTACATTCATTTTAACAATCGTAAAGACTTTTAATCCAACCATTGAAAATCATCTATATGATGACTATGTTCGGAATCATCTCCATACTTCATGTCTAAACAAGAATACGACCTAAAGAAACAATGCTCTGCCTTGAGCCATCTTTCCACAATCCGGCGCATGTTGTCCTTTTCTTCCTTTGTGGGGTCTATACCGTATCGCATCAAGAAACGTTCCAGCATGGCAGCTTTACTGCGAGCTATAATCTTGCCGTTTGCTGTGCAATAGTCAAAGGTGGCAAGTGCCCATTCCACCACACTACGCTTGAAATCGTTGTTTAACAATTCACAAAGTTTAAATATTCCATATCGGTCAAGATTCCATGTCGGGGTAACTACACGAACTGTATCTACAACTTCTATTTCATTGGGCAATTTTATACAGAGAAAGTCTTCGTTGTCACTTCTGCTGTAATCATTATATCCGTTTATTTTCTGTACTTCTGCAAAAGTAAGGTATTCCGAAGTTTCACGCTTTACAACGACATTGCCTCCGAGGGGGTGTCTGCCGTTCATCATATTGCGCCATTGCTGATGAGAAAAGCACTGTGCATTCACCTGCTGTGTGACAGCATCCGCATTGGATAGTGAATTACGCATCACGAAGTGTTCAGGCATATACATATTGAAAACTACGGGCTCATTCTTGGCAAGAGGTCTGTTCGGGTCACGATGACGAAAGTACTGGCACCGATTTGTGGGTAGACGAAGATATATATTAGGCATAGCTATTAATTCTTTACAATTCGTTTAAAATTAAGCATGACAGCATCTGTCAGTCTAAACGACAAGAGGGTTTCAGAGTCGAAAGATTTGCATTCTTCCTTACTGAAATGCTTTGACAAACGTTCCAAAATGACAGTCTGCTCTGCATTGAGAGTGCCGGTGAGAGCCTTGAAACTGATATAAGAACCATTTGATTCTGTATGACCGATTATCCTGTTGTCAAACTTCGGATTTTCACCAAACACCTGCTTTACTCCTTCTATCATATCCTGCTCAGTGTATATCTGCAAGGGAGGATGAATCTTGTTGTACTTTTCTACATAAGTCTTGAACCTCTTATTCAAATATGCGTTGATAGAATCTGCGTATTCGATAAAGAGCCGTTGCGCAGGACTGTCGCAATCCGCATTTTGTGTGGAATTAAAAAATAAGTCAAGTTGCCGCAAAGTCTCCTGCACAAGATTAAACTGATTGAACTGGATTTCAGGACCGAACAAGTCAATCATATCGCCTTTCAGATCCGTAATAACGCTCGAAAGATAATCCGCCAGGAACATAATAGTTTTCAGGCGAACACCCAAATTCTCTGACGTTCTCTTCTTTTCAGAGTCAGAATAGTCCACAAAGTATTTTTGCAGGGTTGAAAATTTCAAATTTTCATCCGTTTTCTTGGAGTAAGAATTTACCTGTACGAGAGTAGAAAAAATAACAGCCGCCAGCTTTGAGTCAAGTCTGACAACTTGCTGTAATAGACTTTGCATTTCTGAAGAGCCAGGGCGCAAGCGGTCAGAGGCCTGCACCAATTTGTTGCGCCGTTCCTCAATGGCAGCATACTCAGCATTTTGCTTCAGCATGTTCAGAGCCTTGTCATAATTGGCAGTAGATACTTCCTTCAATGTGAATTGGTAAATTGTAGGCTGCGCAAGAGCCTTCGCCATCTTCTCCGGAGATATTTTCTGTTTGTCCATATTTCTTTTATTTTACATAATACTTATTACAAATAAAATTTTAGCGCATATCACCATCACCGGAAATTACATTCCGCTGCCTGCGTGAGGCAAGTTTTGCAAGGTTTTCTTCAGCCACTTCTTCGAGCGTAACGCCCATCACTTTTGCCAGTCCTGCTGTCTGCCAGAGAATGTCGCCGATTTCAGAAAGCATAAGATGACGTTCCTCGTCGCTGACGTTCCACACCTGTGTATGCAGGATTTTGCCTTCCTCGTCGCGTTGTGTTGTGGTTATATGCAGCTTGCCCTTGCGCATGTGCTTGCCGGCTTTGCTTGCAAACTCGCCGACCTCGCCTACGAGATTGGCAAGCATATAGAAGAGATTGTCACTCTCAGGCATACAAGTACTCATAGCCTTGTCCTGATATTCGTTTAATGTTAAATTTGCCATGATATATATATATGTTTATATTAATGATTAAATTTCAAAGCTCGGAATATACTGCTGCATCCTGTCATTAATGATTCTACCGATCTGTTTGGCTACGATAGAAGCGTCAGGATGTGCAATTCCAGTTTTATTGCGTAAGCGCATATCCAAAATATGCTTCCACTCACTAAGAGTGTATGTATAACCACAAATGGTATAAGTATTAAAAGTTAGATTACCCCTTGCATCTTCAGGTTTTAGACCTGTAAATATCAAGAACTTATAAACCTTCTCTGCCACCCAATAGCCAAAATGAGAAGCCCAAAGTTGATACCACTTTGCTTGTGCCTCCCAATGCGGGCGACAAATTTGAACACCACCTTTCCGTGAAAGGTTTACATAACGTGTACTTTGTTCGGCTATACAATTTTGTGATTTTCGATTATACGACTCTCCTTGTATGCGTTGCGTGGTTACTACCAGCGTCATGCGAATAATGTAGAACGCCTCCTCACACTCGTACTTCTGTGCCTTCTCAATAAACTCGTCTTCGCTGACATTATACGAGCTAAGCGCGTCCATCAAGTTCTTGTGCTCAAACATGAACTGCATATTGGTACTGATCCATACTTTATGGTTCTTGGTGGCATAATCAATATAGGGCGAAGCATTCAGATACGCCCAGATGTAGTTAGGTAGACCCTTTTCGTGGGGCATGAAAAAGTATATGGTGCCGTGGCGATACATCGAGCGGTGTCCGCTTTCCCAGAAGCCTTTGCAGCGTTCCTCGTCGCGCTTCTGAATGAAGGCTTCCACTTCCTCTTCGGTCATTCCTTTTCCGGGCTGCTTGCCCTTTGTCTTGTAGCATATTCTGCCCACTCTTGCTATATGTCGTGCAAGAGAGGTCTGCTGCCACCATTCTACTTGTGGCTCGGTGAATTTCATTACTTATGAATTTTAGTTCATTATTTAAGAGATTGTGCATTTTCATATTTTCCTTACACAATCATATATTTTACTCGCTGCACTTCGTCCTGCAAATCGCTTGGCGAATCGTTGTTGAAGATTACCGCGTTGAAAAACGACAACGGCAGACGCTTGCGCTTCTTGTCGCGGTCCATACGTTCCTGCGACACTCCTCGACGTAATCGGGTGCCTTCTTTTGCCGACACACAAATAGAGAATAGCTCTATGTTGGGGAACTTCTTACGCAAGGCTCTCAGCCCGTCCTCGTCAATGACATAAATAGCCTTGTCCGTCACCTGGTCGATGGTGGTCCAATACTCATAGCCACCATACTGTGTGTATGCCAGCATCTTGTCGCGCGGCACGTCGCATTTCTCCACAAAATAATGTTCCACACCGTCAATCTCACCTTCACGTTTCGGACGTGTGGTATAAGAACACAACACTTTATAACCACCCATTTCGGAAAGCATCCGAGCCACAGTGTCCTTTCCTGCACCACTCGGACCGGTAATTGTTATTAGTTTCATAGAGTATAGAAAATGAGGTGAGCCACGTACTTCATACGGCACTTCAGTGATAGTGATGGCGATAGTGATAGCCACCGCAGTCGAGTGATAGTGATAGCGAAATAGAAGATGTTGACTGCGGAGTGATTTTTTGCGCAATACTTGCTCTATCCAGTTGAGCTACATTTCTCTTGAAAGAAAAGATAGGATTCGAACCTATAACCTCGTGAGACACGTTTCGAAAAACGCATGATTCACTAAAAGAAAACTCCGTATGCTATCCGTGTGAGAGTCAGTTTCACGGTGCAAGACCTTCAGTCTGACCTTACCCACCTCGTATTATTTATTATTTTTTGTTTACAAACCGTTGACCTCCGCATATATTCCCTGAAGGTCGTTAGGGATAATAATGCGTAGAGACGTTATCTCTTTGATTTTCTGCTGTTGCCACTCAACGAACATAGTCTGTAATCTCGACATTTCAGTATCGAAAATATTTATCTTTTCTTGATGCTCTGCATATTTTTTCTTGTATTCAGCCAATCGCTTGCTGTACTCTTTTTCGGCTTCCATGAGGAAACGATGCTCGATACCATTAAACTCGGCTTGCAATGCCCGATATTCGCCCTGAAGCTGGAAGAAGGTCTTATTCAGTCGGTCAATGGTATCAGGTTCAACATTATAAGAGAACACAACCATATCACGGCCTTCTCCCTCTATCTCCGTAGGATTAGCCAAACAAAGTGACACTCTCTTTAATGCCATAGGCAATAGCCCGTCGGGATGAATATACTTGCCATACACCGCCATCTTGGTTTTCAACTCAATATAACGGTTGCGATCCTTTACGTTCAGAATCTCATTTTCCACCTTGTCAATAACGGAAACTGGGTCAGGAGCCACGGGCTTTTCAGGAAGAGTAATATTGTGATCGTCAGCCCACACCATGAAGTTGCAGTCTTGCACCGACTTCAAAACTTTCTCACGTTCATTGATAGCCTCACGCAGCCAACCGATAAGGGCATTACACTGAGCTACACGACGTATAACATCGGGAATAGCATCAAGAGTATCAAGAGGGGCTTCCACAATCGACGGCTGTGTATCACCAAGCAGACGTGCGCTCTTTGTGTAAAGACGCAAGGTTTCAGCCTGCGCCGATATTCGCTGCGCATACTCCTTAGCCATGTTTGCTACATGGTTGGCAGATGTGGCTGTCAAGCCTTCTTTTGCAAAAAATACTTTATTCATATATATATATCATTTTTGTTTGAATTTTAACATTTGAGCAATCAATAGAGAATCATAAGACCACCGTAAGACATCCGTAAAATACGCATAAGCCTCAATTTTTGCGAAAATCGGGGTGTTTTTGCCGTTTTTTGAGTTTTCGGTTTAACACTTGTAAAAAGTGTTTCGCTGAAAATTTTAGGTTCTTCATCCGTATATCTCCAACAAATCATCCCTCGTCAATGTGATGTGTTTATCCTTACACTGCTTGAAGAAGAAATTTATTGTATTGGAGTATTGGGCAAACGACGGCCACCTCTTAGCAAAGTCGCTCTCATGGTGTCCGCAAGTAGAATCCGCCGGACGGAATCGCGATACACGCTTCCAAAAGTCGTAACCATCCTGCCCTACCAGATGATAGAGAGACATTCCACAATACACCCACTCTATATATCCACCTTCGGTTCCTGCCATCAAATCTACATGCTGTTGCTCTACCTTCTCAACAAGTCGTTTCACCTTACGGTAAACTATTTCGGGGGTGTCATTGTGCCAGTCACCAATAACAACACCATTCTTCGCTGAAGATCCATGGCGAGTTTCCGCATAAGATGAATGATGTGAGCGAGACAAAGGCAGAGGCATTACCACTTGGTCGTTCAGTCCCGTATAGGCAGTTGCCCTCTCATTGATATATATATGCTCAGGATCATCCCATGACGCAAAACGTACACGACCGATATTGCCGCATGACCTATCGAGCGTAATGCCACAAGCAGCATAATCCTTCAACAGGGCCTTGAACTGGTCTTTATGCCTATCTGGATAAGCCAAGCGCACAAGACCGAAATATCCGCTACCGGAACACGACCGCATCAGCAAGGCTATCTCAGGGCGATATTGGCATACAAAACGCACATTATTGAACTGAGTAAGATGTTTGTTGTCGTCAAGATCGATGTCGATGGCGAGCCAGCCTGTGTGTTGCTTTAAGTGAGTCTCCCGACGGCTCACCATTACCCGCTGCCCTGGATGTGTTAGGCTGTCGTCCTCATAGAGGGCGAACAGTCCGCTAAGAGTGGCACCAGGCAACTTCTTCTTGGTGTCGATATACTCCAGCATCTTCTTTGCCTTACTGCCAAATTCTTGGCGCATAGCGCGAAGGTGCTGCACATACGGCTTCCATCGATCCGTAAGGCAGAACTCGCGGATGGTCATCTGCTGGATGCACTCACCAGTTTCACGGTCTACATACCGGCCTACATTATCGAGCGCATCAGAATATATGGAGCATATCTCATCGAACATATCATTTCTCTCCTTATTGTTTCGGTTACAAAATTAAAAAATATACTTCACTCCCACAAGTATTTTGCGTTTTTATTGGTGTGTCCTACATTTTTTAACTTTTATAGTTCTATTAGTAATGGTTACTCCTAATTTTTAGTTAAGTAATATTCATAACCATCATTTTTGCCAAAACCTTTATACATATACCTTTGCCACAAGTCCGATAATGGGCGAAACAACAAAACACAAAAACACTATGCAGATTAAAACACAAAACGGCGACTATGATGTTGCCAGCAAGGGACTGGGCAATACAGCTCTCGGTCTCGGCATCGCAGGATTAGCTACCAGTCTGTTAGGCGGTGGCGCATTGCTCGGTGGCCTTGGAAATGGCAAACAAATGACTGCCAACCCTAACGACCCCGACGCAAGGTTCGTAACCAAGAGCGAGACTAACCTGATTCAGGAGAACTCTACACTCAAGACAGAACTTGCTATCCAGAAGAGCGAGAACTACACCGACAAGAAACTTGTAGAGGTGACACAGTATCTCGACATGAAGCTGCGCCGTGTGGAAGACAAGGTTGATGCCAACAAGGACGCACAGCAAGCCGTGAACGCACAGCAGATGGCTTACAATGCCGCTGCAAATGCAAACATCGACGTGCTGAAGTCGCAGGTAGCAGCACTGAACGGTGTCACAAAACTCTTTGTGCCTTCATCTAATGTCTGTCAGACAGGATGCGGTTGTGGTTGCAACGCGTAAAAACGTGAAGTGATATGGAATATTCTAATTCACAAATCTTGGCAGCAGTCGTGTCCGAATGGGCGCGACCTGCCATTTCACAGATTGCCGCAGGTAACATCATGCGTCTGCCCATGCTCCAATCACTGCAAGCCACTATCGGTTCACTTGGATTGGTAAGCGGAACTTACAACCTGCAGAAGGATATAGAACCGCTCATACAACCTGTTGTCAACTCACTGGTCACTCCGATGCTTGCCCGATATTTCGGACAGATACCGGAAGAGAGCATTCCGCAGATGGCGCACGACATTGTGGAGAAGGTTCGCTACAACGGACCGCTATCCGTTCTCGAAGGTATGATAACGTTCGACGAGGAAGACCTGGATGAACTTGCCGATCTCTTACAGAAAAACCTGCCGGTGGAAAGTGCAGACCATTACCAGGTGAAGAAATAAGTTTTACTAACATAAGCGTCGGATCGCATCGTCGCTATATTAAAACACAAAAAATATGAACAAACGTACTATTCCGGCTATTATTACAGCCACGCTTGCAGTAGGCGCAACAGCCACTGCTCCCTATTATGACGTGAATATCACACAGCAGCTCTGTACTCCGGCTTGTGTGGACGAGACACCTGTGTTTACCCCCTCATTCTCGGTAAAGAGTATTGCAAAAGTGGGTACATCGCAATACCTTGTAGTGCTCCATGTGGAAGGTGTTATCAACTATGTTCCGTGTAACTGCAGCACATGCTGCACTCGTTCACAGGTGGTGAGCCAGGATTTCACCATTCCGGTGTTCAGTGCTACCGCCATCAACAGTGTCACACCTACCATCGGCGCGGTACAGAACGGTATCGCCAGGATTGCCTGCTGCTCATGCAGCAAGACTTTCGTGTCAGACGTGCCTCTCACCTTAACCATCGCATAACATGCCGATGTTCTTGTTGACAAGCATGCTCCTGATGGTATCTGTCAATCTCATTCACCATCTCGGACTGGCTCAGGCTATAGCCGAGGTGATGAATAAGATATTAGGGTGTAGCCAGTGCCTTACATTCTGGAGTGTTGTCGCTGGACTGACATATCTCGGTCAAGACATTATTACGGCGGTATTCCTTGCTATCACGATGGCTTACCTATCTAATTGGTTTGGACTAATATTATTGTATCTCCAAAGAAAATTCACTACATTGTATGAAAGAGAAAAAGATAAAAAAGCAAGATGAAAGTAAGCCAATGGAGAAATCTTCCGGCTTTCAACGGCATACAACATTCGCTACTTTGGTGCCGATAATTCCCAAATTCAAGGGCAGATGCCCTAATTGTTAAAACAAAAAGAAAATGAAATACATTCAATTAATAGAACAGGCTCGCGCCACTGGAGTGGCGAACGAGAGTAAAATGAACGTAGCCATAGCGCAGATGTCGTGCGACCTTGAAAGCGTAAAAAACGAAAAACCGAACTTGTTTTGGAGGATTATGCGCCATCAGCATGCTGTGCTCTATGACCGCCACTACAGCGAGAAGTTCGCCAACCATGACGTAAACTGTCTGGAATATGGCGAACCGGATGAAGAGGGTATGCCCACCCTGCATGGCGCACATTGGACGCGCTTACAGATCATGGAAGCTACGCGGGATCTCAAATTTCATCCAAAGGTAAACGACTGGGACAAATATGTCGCCTTCAATGCCATGTATGCCGACCTATGCGCTGACATGTCGGAGGAGGAGATAATCAAGGCTGCATATCTGTTTTATTTCCGTGATGTTGACTGGCAAACGGATGATGATTGCACTAAGATTTGGGACTATATGTTCTTACACGCAACAATGTAAAAAATTACTTTTTGTAAAAAAATAAAGTAATCAAGTCCCTTTGCGCTATCAATTATAGTACCGAGGGACTTTCATTTTATTACAAAAAGACTGTTTTATCTTTCTATTAGTATAATTTTTCGTTAATAAATCTATAGTTAACAAAAATCATCTACCTTTGTATCTATAAAACTTATATTTTTTCAATTAAAAGTGATAATTATGGAACTACGACATCTGCAATCTTTTGTTTATGTGGCAGAAAATCTTTCATTTTCTATCGCCGCCAGCCGATGTTGTGTCACGCAATCGGCAATCAGTCAACATATAAAACGCCTTGAGGAAGAAATGGGATGTAAATTGCTCATTCGCACCTCACACGATATTACACTTACAGAATACGGCGAAGCTCTATTGCCTCGCGCAAAAGACATACTCAAGCAAGCTGCCGACTGTAAAGAACATATACAAGAACTTAACAACTGTATGACAGGTGAACTGCGTATTGGTGTAGGGTCTTTTATAGCTCCATACATCCGTGTGGCTGCTATCATTTTTATGGAGCGTTATCCAAATGTAAGACTTAACGCCGAAATGACCAAAGCCACAAGTCTTAACCATCTATTGCGTAACCATGAACTTGACATAGCCTTTACGATGAATACTGCATTTAAAAATGAAGGTATTGAATCCATGCCGTGCATACCATTTTATATTTATGCCATAATGCGCGACACACACCCATTGGCAAAACTACCGGAGGTGTCGTATAAGGATATGCTCTGTCATAACGTTATTATGCCCGACGTGGGAGAGCGTGTGTTCAACACTTTTCAGCAATATACACAACAGGATCTGACGAAACTGAATGTCAAGTGTATTGTAAGTGATCCTAACGAAGACCTTGCTATCGTGGAAGAAAAACAGGCCATTACCTTTATGCCTAAGCTCTATCTAAAGAATCATCCTGCCCTCGTTGCAAAACCTATCAGAGAACTGAAAAAGAAACTTATGAGTAACGCCCACTATATGCAGGATGTACCTCTCAAACGCTCTGCACAGATATTCCTTGACATTATAAAACAAGAAGCAATACCGTATATTCAAGAATTGGAGAAAACCTATTAACGACCTGTTTGAATACTGAATTTTACTTTTGAACTTTACAGCCTTCAAAAGTCCAGTTTTTAGTTTTCGAGTCCATTTTTTCAGAAAATATCGAAAAACGAAAAGTTCGTAATTTTGAAAAACGCTTCTGCTGTCCCCCAAAAATCCACCTCGTGACCGCCCAATGAATTTTTTTAAAAGTGATTTAACTTTCTAATTTTCCGCTACTTATCTATTAAAAGTTTAAAAATGGGGTAAATTTTTATATACCTATACGAGCGCAAAGAACAAAAAAATATATAAAGAATAGTAGAAATAAGGCATTTTATACGCATTTTCTCCCATTTTAGTTGCCTTTATTATCTATGCAACTTACTAAATGTCAATTATTTACGCCATAGGCGTTAATGCTACTAACCTTATTATTAGGGTTGGGGAGTTTTGAAAATGAGAGAAAAAGAAAATTGGCGAAATTTATATATAGTAGTAGCGTTATTTAGTAGATTTTTGGACTTTAAGGGAGTAGATGTTAGATAATGTCCGTGATTATTAGGGAGTTACGAGAGTTTGTAGTTTTGGACTTTGGGGGACGGAAGTTTATTCTTGAATAAGTGAGAAAAGGAAGAAATGCGAGTGAAGCGCAAAAGAAAAGGTCGCCTCGCCTAACGGCGCGACGACCTGATAAATGCTTTGCTAATTGCGAAAGATAGCGCAAAATAAATGCTTTGCCGCTTGCGAAAAATGTAGCGCAAGGAAAATGCTTTGCTGATTGCGGATTGCTGCAAAGGCAGGTTGCGGAGGGCTATTTATTCTTCATAAACTGATCAGCCTTTGTCATACTGTCATAGAGCTTGCCACGGCCATACATATCTATCTTTGCCTCAATAGGCTGCTCCAGACGTTGCAGGAGCGTGTTTACGGCTTGCAGAAGGGCTACGTTTGTGTTGGCTTGGTTAGACACCATTTCTTCGGTTACGGAAGCTCCTGCGGCGATTGTGGGGCTTGTTTCGGCGATATTGCCAGTGTCGTAGGTACGGCGACCGGAATAGTTGCGGTCGTAATTGACGAGAGCCTTCAGCAGTTGCGGATTGTTCATCATCATGGCTTGTGTAGTCTCACGTCCGATTACCAACTCGGGACCGTTCTCGGCCACTAAGGATGGTTGTCCGTTGATGGTGGTGGCGGTAGGATGTGTGAGGAGAGAAACACCGTTGTGGGGCTTGCTGTCCTCGGTTGCCCAATAGAGACTACCATCGTTGCCGACGAACGGATGGAGGTCTTGCACGTTACCGGAGTCGTAAGTGAGCATTCCTGAAACAACCTTAGTATTAGGACCTTTGGACGAATTTTTCTTCTTTCCTCCGCCAAGAGCCGAACTTAAAGCCCATTGAAGCAAACCCATAAGAGTTGACATAACTACGGCAGCAGCAATAGGACCCGCTATTGGGCCCAAGAACTCAAAACACTTCGCCATTGCACCCGCAATCGAGAAAGTCACCTCTCCTTCAGTACGTTTTGCATCCGATTTCACAACCTCGTCATTATTCTTTTGCTTGGCAGTGAGCGTTGCGTTAAGGGTAGCGTCAGTTGCATTCAAAATAGTTTGTTGCGCAACCTCGGTATTCTTGCTTTGTTCTTTATTGCCTTGCTCGGTTGTGGCGGTCATTTTCTTCACGCCCTTGTCGGTAGTCTTTTCGCGGTCCTTTGTACCCTCCTTAACCTCTTTGGTAAGTTTCTTTTGGTGTTTCTTCTCTTCCCGAAGTTGCTTCTTGCGCTGTTTTTCCTCCTTTCTGTCTTTCTTTCCTTTACCAAGGTCGGCATTCAGAGCTGCATTTACGCCACTCATAGCAATATTAGTTGCGGCTTCACCAAGGCCACTATTGCCGGTAACGGTATCGGCAACGGCAGCACCGGTCTGTGCCGCCATCGAAGAACCGATTTGACCGCCAGCGCTTTTTACCTCCTTATTATAGTCATCGATAGTCTTGCCCGGATTGCGTTTCTGCCATGCTAATGAAGGTTCGGTCGGTGCAGTATCGCTTTGAGTAGGGTTACTGTTGGTGTCTACAGAGATACCATTATCAACAATCACATGAGCAGGGTTGCCAGCCGTACCAATATCGGATGTATTCATTGTTACCGCATTAGCGTTGGCATTGGCACGGGCTGCGTCAATGTCGGGCTGCGCTTTCGCCTTACCACGTTTGGCACCAGCATCGTTGATGGCTTTCCACATTTGTGTGTTCACATCGTTAAGCGCCATCTTCGCCCAGGATTCAAGCATGGATTTAAGGGCAGACCTAATAGCGTCGTTTGCACTCTCTGCGTCGTAGCGCATTTCTGCAAGAGCCTGTCCCACGGCAGCACCGAAATCCTCGATAGGCTGTACGAGTTCCTTCATCTGTGAGAGGCGCGACTTCATAGCTGTTGCCATCTGATTAGCATAGGCAAGTTCGGCTTCCTGACGGGCACGTTCTGCTTCGTCGATAAGCTGTTTGTTCTTATTGTTACGTTCTACAAAGGCGTAATAGTCTTCAGCAGCTTGCATACGGGCCTTCATAAGTTCTATTTCAGGGTCGGCCGTGAGGTTGGCAAGACCGAGATTAGAGAGAAGGTTTGTGCGCTTGCCAAACATCTGACTCTCATTCTCTATCTTGCGCAGTTTCGCTTGCTGGGTAAGATTGCGCTTGTTGGATGACCACCAAAAATCAACTATTTTCTTTGCAGAGTCGTACTTCTTTTTCTCGGCTTCCGCGTAATCGTCCGAATACTGGATAAGGTTCTGATAAAAAGCCTTCCAGCTCTCTTCGCTCTCACCCAACGACTTCTTGATACGAGCAGCCATACCGTCGGGATCATCGCCAAAGAGCATCTTCATCAACACTCCTTTACCCTTTGTAGTAGTAACATCAATCGTATAAAGCTGGGCAATATTTCGGCGAGCCGCCTCAAACATCTCTTTGATGACCTTCTTGCGCTTCTCAAATGCCGAAATGTCGAGAATCTCCTTTCCGTCAACCACCTTCTTCGTAACGGTTGTCTCCTCCTTTGTAGGTGCGGCATAACCCATTTCATTGAAGTTGTCATACGAGTTTTGCTGAACAATACCCGTATAGTCATGTTCCATAGCAATCTTACGGCGTGCCTCCATCTGCTTGAACTGCATATTCAGAAGTTCCTGCTCGCTGCGTGTGGCTTTTGCGAAGATTTGCGCTGTAATGGAGTTCATAGACAGACCAAGGCTGTTGCCCAACTGTTCCATGAGTTTGCGCAGATTCCCGATATTGTTTTTCAATATACCGTCAAGCAAATCTTTTGAAAGGTTTACGCCCGTCTCGTCCGCTTGTTCCACCATATCAGCAGCCATCATTTTCTTCGCATCCTCCCACTTATTTGGTTGACCTGCAACCGCAAGACGCACCTGCGAACGAGCTATTTCCTTGTTTTGCTTCAGAGGGAGGACAAACTGCTTCTGTTCGGCTTCGTCCATATTAAGAGATATGGCTTGAGCCAACTTAGCGTTAATCTGACGGTCGTAGTAGTTATCCACATCGTCCATGATAGCCTTCGCCTGGTCCTGCTTCTGGTTTAGCTCCTCGCGCCATGCACGCTTTTGGTCACGCTCTGCCTGTAACCGCGCCCTTTTAGCATCTTTATCTTCCGCACTGTTATCCAAAGATCCTACATCTTCACCTGCGAACGGGTCATAATCACCAACAAGCGGGTCTAAGGCCTTTTTGATAGTATCCTTCGTTACGTCATACTTCTTTTGGGCATTCACGAAATTAGATATATAGGTCAATAATGCCTTATCATTAACAGAACCTGTTTTTAAAACGTAATCACCATTATAACCAGACCATGTACCAGACTTACCATAAACTCCCTCGACCATTGCACGATAAATCTGAGTAGCATTACGACCTCTACTTACTTCGTCCTGAAGGTATTTTGTATCATAAGCATACCACGTACTACCCTTTTCAGAATTAATGTACTTAGAGTATGCCAACGTAGCCTTTCCGATCTTTCCCTGCACTGCACCAAGTTCTGTATCAAACGCTTTCTGACGTATTTCATAAAACATCTTTTTCTTCAACTCCTCATTCAATTTGGAGTATGCCTTTTTCAAAGTGTTCACAGAATTAACCTCTAACCCTAATTTATCGAGATAAGGTTTATAGTCCTTATTAAAATTCTTAATAAGACGTGCACGTTCTTTAGCATTCGTATTTGCGCTACTTATAGCTGCAACGTAGGAGTCTATCTTTCGACGTTCCTGCTCCCATTTTGAAGCGCCCTCCTCGACGTATTTGTTTACGTCTAACTGAGCATCCGCCAAATCTTTCGTCTTCTTGAATACGCTGTAAAGCGTAACTCCAAGTTCTACCAATAAACCTATGACAAGAGAAATCCAATTAGCCTTCATTGAGGCGTTGAGTTTCTTCCATGCCGCATTTAAGCCTTCCGTTCTCAATGTAGCAATTATTGCCGTTTCGCCAACACCCACAAAAGCCCGTCCAATAGCTTGGATTGCAGCAGATGCACCTTTAAACAATAAACCTGCTAACAATCCAGGAAGCATACGAGCTAAAATTTGACAAGACCAAATGATAACTTGCAAGATGGCATTAAAAGCCAACATTGCAGCTTTATTCTCCGTCAAGAACTTACTTACATCATACCAAGATTGCGCCAAAGCCTTCACGTTATCTACTCCATCAGGATTGATAAAAGCCTTCTCCCAAAGGTTATTAGCACGCTCAAGAATGCCGATGGCAGACTGCTGCTGCATTTCATATTCGGCTGTAACGGCAGTTCCCTCACGGAATGCTTCGCTGGAAACATCGAGATGGTCTTTCAGCATATCAACGTTTTTCGCCATTGTAACCATGGACGAAATTAAACGCTGACCATCACCTCCCACATCTTTGAATATCTCGCCCAGAGCATTCATATTACCCTTGTCCTTCATTTTTTCAAGAATGAGAACAATGGCATCCATTGCGTTACCTGCCTGATACATGCTGTTAATGGTTCCGGCAGGTATGGCAAGGTCTTTTTCTATCAAGTTATGGTTCTTTTGCAATGCCACGATAAACTTAGACATGGCGGTGGCTGCAACTTCGGGCGAAGCCATCTGTGCACTGAACGCACTACCAAGAGCAAGCAATTGGTCGGTTGTAATACCAGCTGTTCGTGCCACACCCGTACATCGTTTTGCAAACTCAGTAATGTCACTGCTTGTGGCTGTAGATGTAGAAGACAACTTGAACATAGCAGAACCTACGGCTTCAATGGATTTTTCAAGTCCCATCTTCGGAATAATACCCATTACCTCCGTCATCTTCAGCAAAGACGGAAGGGCTTTTTCGCCCATCTCCTCACCGATTGCCACATTGATTTTATCGGCGGCTCTTACAAACTGGGCCATACCTTCAACACCGTATTTGCCAACGCCAAGCTTAGATGCTTCGTAAGCGAGACGTGCCAGTCCATCCACAGAAGTTCTGGTGTCAATTTTAGCAAGTTCGGTAGAAAGCTTGTTCACATCCTCTAATGCCAGACCGCTGACCTTGCGAATGTCGGTCAACGAACCCGAATACTCAAGGTTTTTCTTGATGACACCCGTAAGCAAGGATTTTATCTGATTGAACATAGCAAACAGACCCACATACGCCGTGAGGTTCTTCAATGCCGTGTGCCATGCCCCACCCTGCTTGTTTGCCGCACCCGTCACCTCGCCGATAATCTTCTTCAGTTCCTTCATCGACTTCTGCCTGTCAGCAAACTCCTTACTCTTGGTATTGATTTGGTTCAGTTCCTCTTCGAGTTGATTGTAAGCACGGCGCAGCTCGTCGAGGGAAGCTTTGCCTTGCTTGCTACGGGCGAGAATGTCGTTTAGAGCACTCTGCGACATACGTGTGCCTTTAAGGGTCTGTTCAAGCATGGAGTATTGGCGACGGAGCGTAGCCACATACTTGCTGCCGGCAGGGAGTTGCTGTATCTTCTGCTGTATCACTTCCATCGTGCGCTTGATGTCTTCGCCCGAAGCCTTGTTGGGAGCAGACAGCACCTGTCTCATCTGCTTCCAGCTAAGCGATGCTTTCTGTGCCTTACCCGACACAGCCTCCAATCGCTTTTCTATCTCCTGGAGCTCGCTGTTGTATTTTGCAATATCAGCCGAATTGCCTGTAGGCGTATTGTCGCGGGCCTCAGTAAGGGTAGCCTTTGCACGTCGCAAATCGGAAGCCGAAGCGTTTTGACTGGTTACGGTCTGACGAGCTTCCACAATGCCCATCTTGCCCTTGCGTCTATCTTCCTCGGCTTCCAACTGCTTCAATGTAGCGAGGTTCTGCTGATACGACGCATCCGACTTTTGCAGCGAGCCCACAAGGTCGCGCTGCTGCTTAATGGCCTTGTCGAGCCATTGATCCGATTGGTTCTTTACATTCTTCAATCCTTCGGCTATCTTGACATACTGACCCTCTATAAGGCGTATCTCATCGCCCGCCTGCTTCATCTCGCTTCGTATCTGCTCTGCCCTCTTCAGGTCGGCATCCGAGCCGGTAAGTTTAGCGAGAGCCGCCTTGCCCGAACCCAAAGCACGGCGCAGGTCGCGGAGCTTAGTGTTGGTGAGGTCTTGCACTACCTCACTCAATCGCTTCGTGTCCTCGATATTGTCACGCTGCACTTGCGACAGGGCTTTTAGTACACTTTCCGATTGCTTACATTCGGCTGTGTTCGCTTTTCCTGCCGCCGTTAGCTCCTGCACGTGATTGGTGTATTTCACGATAAGCTGATCAAGCTCCTCCATTACCTTTTTAGCGGTAGTGGTGTTCGCTGTGACGATTACTTTAGCTAATCTTTGGTTTGCCATTGTTTTGTTATTTTGTGTTGTTAAATTGAGAAGTGGATTTCGTTATCCTCAAAAGCCTTGATAAGCATCGTCTCGCCCTGATAACCGTAGAAGTCAACGAGATAGTTTTGCATACGCGATTTCAGGTGCCGAAGCTCCATCATGATGGCAGGACGCTGTGATCGACCTGCTCCATAACGTTTCCAGGAACGGACATAGCGACGGGAGTAGTTGGCCTTTCGTGCACTATCCACATCGTTGTACTTAGTACCGAGACCTACACCCATATCAACGAAACGCATATAGTCATTATAGGTAAACTCGTAGGTCCAGCCTTCGGGAGTGTCGTTTACAATCCTGCCTTGGAAAGAGTTTACGCCTACTCCTTCGGCGTGCCATTGTCCGCGTGCCGCACGAGCCGCATTGACGGCTCTAAATCCGCTGTAGATTTCCTTCGGATAGATACATTGCGTTTCAGTGTTAATCTTGAGCTGACGCAGAACGTCGCCAAGATACCACCGCGCGGTGTCCTTAAAATCGAAGGCGGGAGATTGAATAGCTTTAGCCATACCCTACCCTCCTATCCTTTCGTGTTGTCATTCGGCACAATATATTTGCCGTTGCTGCCACACGCAAAGTTGTATAGCGGTTGCAGACTCTTCCAGTCGAGACCCATTACGAGCCACTGTCCGGCGTAGATGTCGCCTACCAATCCGAAGGAGATTGAACTGGTGTCGATGCTTTGCAACTCTGCCATCACCACGGCATCATCGGCGAAACTGCGCTTGGTGACGGGACAGCAGCCCGTGCGCTTCACCTCGATAAGCCAGGCTATGAGGTCTTTGCAGTAGTCGGTGAGATCGTTAGCCATGCGCTCTATCTTGTTGCCGTCGTAACGGCCAAGGGTCTGCGGCGTGTCCTTCACTTTGGCGAGAAACCACACCTGGTGAGAGACCACGGCCTTCTTGGCATCAACGAGTTCGCCGGTGGTCATTACGCTCTGAAGCATACAGGGCGAGTGAATGATGTTGGCGTTACGGGAAAAGATATTCTCAAGGTCTATGTAGCGGATGCGGAAGAAGCTCTGGTCTTCGAGGCTTTCGCTTTCAGGGTGGTGAGACAGGGGCTTGTAGATAGAAGCCCAATGCTCAAGGATATTGCTTATTGTCATTATGCTATATGTTTTTTAACTACAGAACACGCGGAATACGCATAAACTCTTATTTTGCTGATTCTTCCTTTGCTGATTCCTCCTTCGCTGATTCTTCCGCTGCCTCCGCTTCCTCCTTATCCTTCATCAGCTCTTTCAGCTTTACATTGAAGTGTCGCTCGGTCTTGTCTGCCACAATCTTTTGCAGCACCCTTGCCCAAGCCGCACCGTTACATGTACTCTCGTTTTCGAGTATCGAGACGAACTGCACCAGGCAGTACATGGCGGTGAGCTGGTTGGCGAGGTGGGTGTTCATATAGCCGAGAATGTTGCGGTCGAGATACGAGGCGAGGCAGATGCACATAATTAAGACCGAGAAGGTCCACACCATCTTCGCCATCTTCTTTGAGCGCAGCTTGCCGTCCATCTTGCACTTCGGGTTGCGCTTTATCTCCTCGCGGTATCTTTGGTAGATGCGTCGGTTGCACCTCCACGCCGTGTAGCAGTCGATGATGAGGGCGAAGAAGCAAACGGTAATGAAATTGATAGAGGGTTCGATGTGAACCCACAGCAAGCCGAGCACTGCGGCAATGGCTCGCGAAACGTAGAATGGATTGTTCATGTTTTGTGTTGTGTTTTGTGTTGTTGTTCTGAATTTTTCTACCACAAATTTACTGATAAACTGCTACGCACAGCGGACATGAGTTTAAGGGAAGAGTGAAAAACGAAGAGTGAAGAATCCAATAGTTACGAGTGAGACTTGAGGTACGGGGATATTGAGGATGTCCGCACGGGGAAGAAAGAATATCGTAACTTTGGCTACATAAAACACAACACTATGTCAGGAATTTCTCAAAACACATTGGCTCGCATCGACAAGTGGCTCTCCTACGGCACGAGTATGCAGACGGCTTTTCCGAAGCTGGAGCAACGCTATCGTATGCAGATCTGCTCGGAGTTCTACAAAAGATGGGTGCAAAACAAGGACATCGACCCACGGACGGTGTGCCGCAATATCGCCCGACGCGACTATGAAATGTTTTTCAATCAGGCAGCACAGGGCAACAAGGAGGCGCAGGATTATGTGCTTGCGCTGAAGATTACGCTCGACGATGAGGGCAATATATGTCCGCGTACCGTTACGGAGCTCAACAACGACGTGCTGGTGTGCAACCATCTGATACGTTTCTTCCAGACCGACGAGAGTCCGCGCCACAAGGCTATGTTTCTCGGCTCGGCAGAATGGCTTATCCGCACGGGCAAGCAGCAAAACAACGACCGTGCCGTGGCTAAGGGCATGGAGGCGCTGGCTAAGGTTTACAAAGACTTCGACGAGGAGCGCGACGCTACGGACGAAATGCCGGACATGAGTCGCATTGCCATCACGCAGGACGTGAGCATAGTGAAGCGCGACCGTGTGAACTACACCGAGGAGGAGAAGCAGCGCATGGCCCGAAAATATGGTCTTACTACGAAGGACCTCCAGGAGATTGAGGACGAAGAGCTACTGAGTGGAGGGAAGCCGGAGGAACCGGACTACTTTGAGTACATGGAAAAGAAGGACGAGGAGGATGCGCTCGGACGTGAAAACAACGAAATGAGCGAAATAACGATTCCGAGCCTACGGATGATGCGGAATAAACAGAAAACATAAAGAATAGAGATGAAAATAGGACTCATAGACGTGGACGGACGACACGGCAAAAAGAAATGGGGAGCTACGATATATCCTAACGTGGCTCTCGGCAAGATTGCCCGTTGGCACACGATGCAGGGCGATAAAGTGGAATGGGCACAGCCTACCGACCTTTTCGACAGACATCATTACGACATACTGTATGCCAGCAAGGTGTTCAACTTTTCGCCCGACATCGACTTTCGGCAGTTCTCATACGACCGACTGGAGAAAGGGGGCACGGGCTACGACATCTATAAGCGTCTGCCCGACGAGATAGACCGACTGCAAACGCTATACGAGTTGTCCCCATGGGTACCAAAGAACTATGCTTACGGCAAACTGACCGAAGGCTGTCCCAACAGGTGTTTCTGGTGTGTGGTGCCCAAGAAGGAAGGATTCATCCGTCCGTATATGGATATAGAGGAGATAGCCATCGAGGGCCGGACGCACGTTGTGCTGATGGATAACAACATTCTTGCAGCAGGCGACTATGCCGTGGAGCAGCTTCATAAAATCATTCGGGAGGGGTATCATATCGACTTCAATCAGGCGATGGACGCACGACTGGTAACGCCCGAATATGCAGAACTATTGGGCAAAGTGAAATGGATAGACTCTCGCATCCGCTTCGGTTGCGACACCACGGCCCAGATTGCAGAATGTGAGCGAGCCATGCAGCTTATCAATGCGGCAGGATTCCGTGGTCAATATTTCCTCTACACCATGATAGGCGGAAAGAACGACTTTCGGAAATGTTACCACCGTCTGCACTACTGGTGGGAACGACTGCAACGCTTCCACAAGAACCATGAAGGCAGAACAGTGTATGTCTACGCACAACCATACCGCGACCCTACAAATCCAAATCACGCAATTCCCCAATGGCAGAAGGATATGGCTCGTTGGTGCAACAAGCGAATGATATTCTGCACCACCGACTTTAAGAATTTCAGACCAAGAAAGGAATTCAAGTGTGAGGAATATCTGAGGGAGTACGGAGTGAGCGAAAATACAAGTATCTATACGATGCAAATGGAAGTATCTATTGCCTGTAGATGATAGGTATCACTTGATAAAGGTAATGGGTATTGTTTACATACAACAATGGGCATTGTTTGCATATAGCATAAAAATCATGTTAACGAAACGCTAAATTCTTAACATATCGCACACGACGTGTTAATGAAAACGCGATTTACTTAACACGTTCTATAAAAAGACAGTAAAAAATATGGAGTTAAACATTACGCTTGCCGAAGCATTGGAGCGAGCTTCGACAGGACTGCGAAAGAAGATGCTTCACTCGGTGGAGCTGCTGCAAAAAGCCGAGAAGATAGATTCCAAAGACTGGACCGGCAACTCTGCCTCTATATTCAAGGCGCTCGGCTGGCATCCTTGCTTATGCAAGGTTTGATCAAAGTGACGTATTGGTAGGTTACATAATTAACGATTATGAAAAAAGAAGACAGATTTAGGATATACAACAAATACGATGGGCATTGTGCTTATTGTGGAAAGAGCATTGAGTACAAGGATATGCAAGTTGACCATCTTGTTCCGAAGAATCGAGGGTGTTACTCTCGTTGGAGCGATAAGGAAGGAAAGTTTGTTGTTTCGCATGGTGATGATTGCATGGAAAACTATATGCCATCTTGCAGGTCTTGCAATCTTCGTAAGCGTGATATGAGCTTGGAGCAGTTTAGAGACGCTATCAAGGAACAGGCTAAGGGCTTGCTTAAAGGCGCAGCTAAATTTCAAGTAGACATGAGTATTGCTTATGGCCTTATCCAACCAGCGTTTGACAACCCTGTAGAATTTTATTTTGAAAAATTTAAATAGTTGAAATATGATAGTTATCAAAATCAAGACATGGAAGGACTGGAAAAAGGACTTCATTAACTGGGTAAAGGAGCCACGGCGTAAGACTTGTAAGGAGTATGTGAACTATATGGTAGCGTTGGAAAAAAAATCGCTCTACAAAGTGATAAACAACGCTTGCGATAAATACTGCAACACGAGAGAAGATCAAATCAATGCTATCATTGATGCAGTAGAGATTTGCGTCACCGATTGTGCAAAAACAACGCACAAACTGATAGACGATTGCCAGCCTATAAAGTTCTTTTAAGGTTGACAAGCAACTATCGCAATACAAACAGCACAAAAACTTACACAATATGAAAAACAAACTAAACGGAAAGGAGGCTGACAATGGCTAAGGACTGGGTGGGCGGCTCGGCTGCTGTGTTCAAAACGTTAGGCGCAAGCAACCATACGGACACGGTTCGGCAGCGGGAGGATTACTATGCAACTGAGCCGAAAGCGACGGAATGGCTGTGTAAGCTGGAACGGTTTGAGGGCAGGATTCTTGAGCCTTCGTGTGGAGAGGGTCACATGAGCCGGGTGTTGGAGGCAGCAGGGTATGAGGTGGTGAGCCGCGATCTTGTGGATAGAGGCTACGGCGAGGTGTCCGACTTCCTCGCTATTGATAACCAAGTGTGGGACGGCAACATCGTGACCAATCCTCCCTACAAATATGCGCAGCAGTTTGTGGAGAAGGCTCTGAGCATCATTCCCGAAGGTAAGAAAGTGGCGATGTTCCTGAAGCTGACTTTCCTCGAAGGCAAGGCTCGACGCGCTCTCTTCCGTTCTACCCCCCCCATTCGTGTTTGGGTAAGTTCGTCGCGACTGAAATGTGCTATGAATGGCGACTTCGAGGCTTTCGGAAGCAGCGCAGCGGCTTACGCATGGTTTGTATGGGAAAAAGGGTATAAGGGCGAGACAACTGTGAAATGGTTTAACTGAACTATAGTGCATAAATTCACTATAAAAACAACATAAAAACAACATAAAAACACTATAAAAACACCACATGAGTAACAACCGACACAAATACTTTAACAAGGTTCCGCCGTTCAAGCCGGATCCTGAACACTACACACGCAAGCAACGCTCATGGAAAGCGAAGGAGGTCTACGAGAGCGAGGATGATGCTTGGGAATATCTCAATCAGAACTCGAAGCTACGGGCGCAGGGCATGACGGTGTATCGGTGCAGGACGTGCAACAAATGGCATGTAGGACATAAAACATCAGGATAACAATGCAGCAAGCACATAATATATACTTGACTAAGTTTCAGCAGCAGTCGCTATACATGGGAGCCAAAGATGAGCGAGTGATCGCTGCCCGCCGTGTGGGTAAGACCGACGGACTTGTGGCTCCTTACGTCTGGACGGCATCAAACTCTATGCCTGGTATGCTCGGCGCATGGGTGGCTGTGTCGCGTCAGCAGGGCTTCGGCAAGACCATACCAAGCACAATGGCTGCCATGGAACGTATGTTCGGCTTTACGCAGGGCATTCATTTCGGTTGGGGTCGCCCACCGAAACATGCTCGTGAGAGTATCTTCAAGCCGAAGAACTACGACAACTACATTTGGTTGGCCAATGGTGCCGGATGGGTACTTATATCACTCTCGCAAACCGCCTCTGCCAACTCCTACACCTTCTCCGCCATGGTGGGCGACGAGGCGAGGTTCTTCCCGTATAAGAAAGTGACCGACGAGCTGATGCCGGCTCTTTCGGGACAGACGCACCCGTTGGGCAACATCAACTTCTCCGACTACAACCCGATGTATAAAAGTACGCGCTTCCTCTCGGATGCTTCGCTCACTGCCAAAGGCTCGTGGCTGGAGAAGGAGGAAGAGAAACTGGACTTGCAAATTGAGGCAGGTCCGTTCAAAGGCAAGACTTATCGGTGGGTGCAGGAGCAGTTAGAGGAATACGCCAATAAGGTGATACGCTACAACGACCTGCTGTATAATGCCAAGAAGACCAGTCACTCGGTTCATGTCGTGCCGAAGGAGTTGCGCACGATGATCCGTGCCGTAGCTCTGAAGATGATGAAGCATGAGGGACAGTTCAAGATAATGCCCAACCACGGCCAACACGTCACAAAGGGTATGGTGGAGATGGCTGTCAACTATAAACTCATTCCGCAGGAGGATGCCGAACTGGTTTATGATTACGAATACCTTATCACACCGGAAGAGGATTTCGAGATGCAGATGTTCATGCGGTCGAAGAAATTCTCTGAAGACTATCTACGCGAATTGCGCCGAGTGGCTTTTTGTGTGCGCCGTGCATCATCCCTCGACAATGTGGATATTCTGGGTGAAGACTATATCCGTCAAATGAAGCGAGACCTTCCACCCTACACTTTCGCGGTCTCCATTCTCAATATCAAGGTACAAAAGTCAAACGATGGCTTTTACTCTAACCTCGACATCGACCACGTTCACGGTTATATCCCCGACGAGATAGATCCTTTGTCGTCTGCAAAATTCACTACACAAAAGGTGTCGGGCATCATCGGTGGACGGAAAGTCACAAGCGAGAGTTATCAACCCGACTTCAGGGAGTTGGGCGAGCGCAACGACTCACGCATGGATTCCGACTGCATCAACTCCCTCCCTTTATATATAGCCCTCGACTATAACGCCAACATCAATACGCTTGTGGTGGGCCAGATGTACGAACGTGACGGAATGGAATGCCTGAACGTTATCAAGAGTTTTTATGTGAAGAACGAGCGCAAGCTGCGTGAAGTGATAGCCGATTTTTCGGATTATTACGCACCGAAGCGGGCCATCAACCGCGACGTGACGTATTTCTATGATGCTACGGCAAAGCAGGGCGCGTCGTATGCTTCGTCAGATGAGCGATTCTATATGACCGTGATTGCAGAACTGGAGAAGCGAGGGTGGAACGTGACGGCCATAGATATGGGCGCTCCTGAAAAGCACGAGGTGAAACACAAGATTATCAACGACGGTTTAGCGCACCTCTCCTACCCTGCCATCCGCATTAACCAGGTGAACAATCCCGACCTTATCATAGCGATGCAGCTCTGTGAGGTGCAAATTTCATACAAGGGCTTTCATAAGGATAAGTCAGAAGAGAAGAAGCCGGAAAGCGAGGACACGCTACCCCTGCAGCAGCGTACCGACTTCACGGATGCCTTCGATACGCTGTACTTAGGTTGCAAGTTCTTCCGTGGCGGTGGCGGTTGGTTTGTGCTGCCGAGTGGAAGATGATGGGAGTTTTTAATTTTGTATTTTTAGTAAGAAAAGCGAAGGGCAGACATTATCACAACGGCTACCCTTCAAATCAAAAAAAAAAAACTATGAAAATTGCGAATATTTCTTGTAGTAGTACAAACGACAAATCCGTTTACTTTTTTTCTTCATTCAGCATATCATGCCGTAGCCCCATCAACCACGACTTGAGATTGATGTAACGGCCATCATCGAGGTTGGCCTCACGCCACTCGGCATATTCATCGTAGGTGAGACCGTTCTCGATGATGCGCACCATGTCTTCCGGATTCAGTACGTCGGTTTCCTCAAAGTCGCACGCTCCACCTACTTCGTCACCTATCCAATACCACTTGCGGCAACCATCAAAAAGTTGCATATTGACAAGTTCTGCCAACTTATTACAACTATCCTTGTATTGCTTTACAAATTTCTTCAACTTAGATTTCATATCTGTAAATTTAGTTTTTTAATTTTGACTTCTTAAGTTAAAACGCTCGCTAAAGTCGTCGTATATGTCAAGATCGTTCCACCACTCTTCCTTGTCTTCTTCTACGTAATCGTTGCGCACCCCTCGACTTCTTACAGCTATCTTTATCCGATCGTCAGGAATAAAAACATCAAACGCTTCTATTGCATGTTGGAGTTTCCACCTCCGCATTTTTTCATCGAAACAATAAAGATGCAGCGGTCTGTACTTGCCATGGAAACGGTAGCAGAAAGCCCTGAGCGTTTTGCTACCGTCCTCGGAACGGAACAACACTTTATAGCGATTGCCCCGATGCAGAGCAGCGAGCACGTGCATGAAATCGTAGTAGCCGAAGTTGGTTCGATTTTGATAAAAATAGACACCAAATATATCACGGCGAAGAAAGAACCACAGATAGTCCATATCCTCAGCAGACATCTGAGGAATCGCCTTGTAAACGATATTGCGCCATACGTGCTGACGTAGATGTGAGCCACGGGCAAATCCTTCGATGGCGAACAGAAAATCGTGGTGATCGAAAGACACTTTAATCATCGTTGCTATTTATAAGGTTGTGTTTTACTTCATCGTACATAGCCATCTCCACCTTCTCTCCATCGTAATGGCCGAGGGCAAGGAGCTGACCGCTCTCTTCTGTAGCATCCTGCGCCGGCGGAGCACTGGCTCGGACTACGAAGATGTCAAACTCCTTGATGCAGTCAAGCTGTTCGAGGGGGATAAAAGGCATATTGTCTCGTGCATTCTGTCGGATGCGCTGAATGTCAACTTTGGTTAGTAATGCAAACTTGCGTTGCGCTTTGCGCACAGCCTCAGTCTGAACGGTCAAGCAGCGCGCCGCGTAAGCCTCATGGATAAGTATATTGTTTTGCCAGATAGCAACCTGGTTGAGAAACTTCAAAAAGCCGTCGCGCCCTTCTGCCAACTTCAGAATAGCTAAATATTCCTCTATAATAAGGATATTGTCTTTTTTGCGCCAGGATATGGCTCCAAAACGACTCAACTTCTCAAAGATAGCCGTCATTATGGCAAGGTCTTGCAGCTCTTTCAGTTTCTTATTCTTTTTGATTCTAAACAGCTTCCACATAATGTTTTGTTTTTAATGTGTTATAAATCTCGTACCGTCTACTTCGAGCACGAGTATATCGTTCACAACCCTTATCTCGCCACTCTCCACGAACTGCACCTTGCGCTGGTGGCGCATGGTGTCAACGGATAGGCAGACACAGGTGCCGGTGTCTACATGTCCCGTCTTGGTAAGGAAACGTATGTAGAACGGCATTCGCGCCACGTTACGTGCTGTCTGCGGTGGATTAAAGCCAGTGACACGCTGTCCCGTGCGAGGGTCGTTCCATTGCCACTTCTCCATATAGCGGCGAAGTTCGGTGTAGGATTGTGTTATGCTCATTTTTGAATTTTGAATTTTGAGTTTTTGTTTTTAATTACTCACGTAAAGGCGGAAACTCAAGGTGTATAAACCTATCTAATTCCCTATCTTTAATTCGTTTTATACCTCCGGCAAAAATCTTCTTGCGCTGACGCAGCACGTCGGGGAAGAGAATATTACGGAGCGAATTGCCCCAGTCGGCTGTAGAGTTCAACAGATGAGAGGGGTAGAACACGATGGTATATGCAGCAAGTCGTACATCCATTTGCGGACGATCAAACATCGGTCCGCTTAATGTCAATGCTCTGTCTTTGTTGTAGAGCACCATGTGACTGCTCAGGTCGCTCACATCGTCGCTTTGCGCATAGATGATGCGGTCGGCGTAATCGTCAAGGTGTTTTGCGATAAGTGTGTTGCATAAGCGGTAGGTGGATAGCACGAGGTGGGTTATCCATCCTCGCTCAAAGCATTGCTCAAGAAACATGAATGTCTCTTGATTAGGCGAAGGCATGGTGAGCACCATGACGTGAGAGTCTATCACGAGGTGGCTCACTGCCTTATAGAATTTCTCCGCTGTCACGTCACCATGTGTGTAGAACGTGAGCTGACGGTGGGGTGCCTGATTGACCGCCTTGGGCAGCTTTTTGTCGACGCAGCAAGGCGGAATGAAGAGGAGAGTATCGTCCATATCTGTTTTTTTTATTTTAATCATTAAGAATCATTGGTATGCACAATGTCATTACCTTTGGTGCCGGATCGTCGGCGGTGATTACTACGGCGTGCGAAGCATCGAGCAACTGCATTCGTATGGTGTCCGACGGAATGGAGTTGATGCAGGTCTGGAAGGCAGTAGACTTTAATCCGATGCGAAAGTTGTCGTCACACTGGGCATCGGCTATGCACACCTGGTCTTCGCCAGATACAGAAAAGTCTGCATTGTTTGCCGACACAGTGAGGAACATGCCGTTCTTCTGTATCTCTACGAGGTTGCTCTCATTGCTTGAGAACAGACTGACACGGCGCAGAATGTCGAGCATTTCCTTCTTGTCAAACACTACATAAAACGGATTCGACTTCGGAATGACCGCGTTGTAGTTGGGGTATCTACCCTCTATGTGCTTGCATATCAATTCCGTGTCGCCTGATGTGAAGCGGATGGTATGGCCGTCGTTCTCAATGGTGATGTCCTCACTGCCATCAAAGGCGGAGAGTGTGCGGAAATAGTTGCGGTGGATAAGCGTCTTGCAGGGTTCGCCGCTACGGAAAAAATCGCTGCCTCCCTTTGCAGGGTCGTTGCTGTGCATCATCCGGACAAGAGTTAGTCCGTTGGTTCCAACAAATACCACCTCGGAACGGTCTTCGGCTACGTCGAGGCAAAGACAGGATAGCTGCGGACGAAGTTCATCCATAAGGGCAAACTTATCGGCTGTGTCTATGACGGAATGGAACAGCGACATCGGCAGACTGATTACTGACGACTGCTCGGCTTTCGGCTGTTCAATCTGGGGAAAGTCTCCACCCAGAAAGAGGCACATCTGCGCCTTACCCGGCTTCACACTGTCCTCGCTGCTCGTGCAATATTCTACGGTGAATGACTGACTGTCGTCGGGAATGTCGAATGTTACTACGCAATCGGGCAAAGTACCTAATAATGCGCTGAGCATCTTGATGGGCAGCACAATGTCGCGGTCGTATGTGCCGTTGCAAATGGTGAGCGGTGCCGGGATGGTAAGCTGTGCCTCAGTGGTTGACGATGTAAGAAAGAACTGCTCTCCCTTGCGTGTCAACAGCACGTTATCGAGGATAGCTATAGTGTTCTTAGAGCCGATACACTTTGCCGACTTGTTAAGGGCTGCGTGCAGGGCTTTGGATGATTGAGCTTGTAACTTCATAATATATAATTTTGAATTTTGATTTTTAAAATTTTCACAGAAAAGTCAAACGCCTTTTGTGTCCTTTTGTGCTTCTTTGTTTTTGCCGTTATTAGAACGGCATGTCATCTACGTCGGCATCGGTATAACCTGCGAGTGGGTCGGTGCTCTCGGCTGGTGCCACATATCCGGTGGCTGCTCCTGCTGCGGCTACATTCGGTGTGGCGTAAGGTGAAGGCTGCTGTGTTGCCTGTGGCTGGTAGAGCATAGCCAGACGCTTGTTCATCCGCTGACGGATAGCCTTAAAGAGGTGAGTGTTCTCATCGGTGGGGTCTTGGTTTACAATATCGGGGTCGCGCTCTTTTTGGGCTTCCTTCACTTGCTCTACGAGCTTCGGGAACTTCTGCGCTACTGTCTTGATGTAGTCAACCGAATAAGACATCTGCATTTCGTGTGTCGGAACTGTCACGTTGCTGTCACCACGCTCCAAAGCTGCCTGGCGCACCTTAGCCTTGTACTGCTCGTTGAGAGGCCAGATGTTTACACGCATCTTAGCCAATGTGCGGGTAGGATCTTTAGGAGCCTGCTCTACTTTAATTTCATTCAAGTCTGCCGGAATGCAGACATACACACGCTCAGGTTTTTTCGAGTCGATACCCTTGAACACCTGCGCTCCGTTCAGGGAGAGCAGGTCGATGTTGCCGTTGTAACTTGCCATTTTTTTTATTATTTTATGATTTATGTTTACTTTTTTTTCTAATAGAGTCTCGCCTTGCTGTCGCTCATGTCATCCACCGTGCGCACCTTGTACCATTTCTTTACTCGGTTCTTAGGCGCATACACCTTTGACAGCCCGATAAAACTACTACAAGCAAGGTGCAGCGGACTGATACTTCCGCCGAACAGCGGTGAGCTCTCTTCTCTACAGCTGCATTTTATGTAGTCGTAGGAAATGCAACTTTCGCATTTGGGGGGGTTAAATGTTCGCATAAACGTTTATTGAAAATCAACTATAAAAGTTGGTAATATATCTTTCTCCAAGACATCAATATTGATGTCATCGCGGGAATAACTGCTAATGCAATACTCATCGAAATATTTGGTAGGCGAAGACGTTATGGGATAATCATCAATAGTCTTTCCCTCTGCATCTATCTTGTCGTAGTCAATATAGCGACCCTTGCAAGAAGTAAACTTTCCAATGTCCTTAGGCTCGAACACCATAAGGATGTCAGTACTTACGATTCCACGCAACCTGCGTAAGGCTTTCTTTGCCTGTTCCTCGTCGCCGATGCCGAAGCAGAAGCCTTTTGCTGTACTTGCAGAACCGCGCTTTATGCTGTGGTCGGTAATATTTTCTAACGTCTCACCTTTGAGAAGTTTATCGCACTCGGCGATTGACATAAAACGATATAATTTCATACTCTATATTTTTAAATGTTATACATATTTCTATAAAAACACCGACAAATATTTTTCTGCTCATTAGAACGGCAAGTCTTCATCTTTTATATCTGGAACACTTGCCGTTGTGTTATTCGTTGCCGCAGGTGCCGCCATTCGCCTACCCTGTTTGCGTGTCTTGTTGTTCTCCCAGCGTTCCTTCTCTTCGTCGGTAAGCGTGATGATGTTGCCGTCATCATCGCGGTATGGCAGCGGGTCGGGCTGTTCGGCAAAGGCTTTGGCTATGCGTTTGAGCTCTCGGTAATCCTTCGGTATTGCGTCCTTGCCAGGACGGTAGAAGAAGAACACATGCTTTGACGTTTGCAGATAGCGGATAAACTTCGGCTCGATGGTGTTGTCATTTTCCCACTCACGCCCGGTGAAGTATTCCTGCGTAACCCATGCCTGCAGCTTGAAGCATTTGCGCTGTTTGTCGCTCTCGTTCTCGAAGAGGTGCTTTGGGTTGCACGATATTGACATATTCTCGCAATAGTCGTATATCTTCTTCTTGAAGGTGGCTCGGCTATACTCCTTGCTCTTGCCTTCAGAGGCATCTGCCCAGTCGCGCATAAACTCGTTGAACATATCGTCGGTGCATATCGGCACTCCGTAAACCTCGTCGCGAGAGAAAAACCACTCGAAGTAGCGGACAATGCTCTCAGTGAGCTTCTGCACCATCTGACGGCGACGCACATTGCCTTGCGGCGCAATGGCAAAGGTGTGATAGCGCATCAGGAACTGCACTGCTAAGGCGCAGATGTAAATGGCTTGGTTGCGGTCGGTATCGTCAATTTCCTCCGGCTTATCGCTGAAGTCCTTCATCAATGCCGACATCAGGCGTGCTGCCTTCCGCTTCTGCGGATTGGCTCTGGCAAAACGATTGGAGAAACTGACGAGTGGGAAACGTCCTACGGTTGAGTCGTCATCATCCGACAGCGGATAGTTGCAGGTGATGACGTGTTTAGGGGCGTCTTTTAGTGGGACAAGTTCCTGATCTACGCTTTTCTTTTCTACAGTCAGTCCAGTAGTAACCATATTATAGAAGTACTTCATTGGGAATCCTTTTTGCTTATCCTCCCAGTGTAGAACCCTGTACTTGAACGGCTCGCTGAGTAGATTGCCCAGCACAAACCTCGCATCGGTAATATGCTCCATGCGCTTCATATCAATGTCGAGCACGTTCACAGCACTGCCAACAACAAGTTTCACGATGATAGACTTTCCTGAGCCACCAGTAGCCTGTTTCTCGTCGGGAATGTCGTCTTCAAGGAAGTACGGACAGACTGGCATCATACCCCTGTTGGAACGATAACACAAACGTCCGATTCCTGAAATCATATTGACGAAATGAGCACCGATAACGGCTTTTTCCAATTCCGTCAAGTCTTCCTTATTGCGCTGCGCTTCCTGCTCTCGCTCCCAAAGAACGTTAGAGCAACCACGCACAATACGCAAGATAGGCCAAAGATCTTTCTCTTGTTTTCCCTGCCAGTTGACATCCCATCGGTAGGTTTGCGCCCATTCTTCGAGGTCGGCTTTCATCTGCCCTATCTCGAATGTAGAAAACACCAAAGACCCGTCCTCATTCTGCATCTTCTCTTTCTTATCAATCACTTCCAGTCGGTCGCGGTATTCCTGTCGCTCGGTGATGGTGAACGGTGTCTTGAACACTCGCATCGTGAAGTCATACGGTTTCTTGGCAAGCGAGGGGATAAAGAAGTTGATGTCGTCATACGACACCGTGCGGATACTGTCGGGTGTTATCTTCAGTGCCACATTGTTGAAGTAGAAGTATTCCGTATTTGCATCGAAGGCATCGGCAAAGTTTATCACCATGCTCTGCAAACCTCCGGCAGACTTCTCCGTAAAGGTCTTATCCGCCATATTGGCACAGTCGGACATCAAGCGTCTCTCGTTGTCGTCGTGCCTCCATGCCTGCTCTATATACTCCAAGAGCATAGTCTTTGCAGCCTGAATAATACTCTTTGCGTCGATATACTCCACAAAACATTTGTTCAGGTGGATATATTGACCCACGAGGTCGGTGCTCTCCGGGTCTATCATACGGTAATAACCGTGACAAGTCATAAAGAGCCACAATCTTGTGGGCGACACCTTGCAGGTAGGCGGTTTTGGTTTTCCACTTCGGGGATCACGCGGATATTCTATCTCGAATGGTTCCGTGTTCCTCGATACTCGCAATCGGGAGTAGAGCGGAAGACGAAGGTCGTGGTCAAACTGGAAATTCTCTTCCGCATTCATGGTGTACGTTAGCAGATAGTCGCGTACGCTTCGGGGAGAGCAGCCATATAGCCATTGCCAGCGCCGGCAATAACGTGAGCGGAAGCCTTCGGGTAGCATTGCATAATACAACGAGCTGAACTTAGTGCATATCGCTCCGCAGTCGCGCTGTGAGGCAATGTCGTTGGGGTATAGGATGATGACGTGCTCGGCAAAGCGGTTCATCTTCTGGTATTGCACGGCACTGAAATCAAGATTTTCCCGTTTCCATTCGCCACGCTCGATATACCAGAAGTTTCTGCGACCTATTGAAAACGCCACATGATACCAACAGAAATTTTGGAAGTGTTGGTCTTCCGTCTTGTCAAGACGCAAAGAGCGCATGGCATAATACACGCTCAATGCGTCTTCGGGTGTACGGCAGAACACGATATTGCGAGCCTTTATCTCGGCGGTGGGGATTTTTACGTCCACTTTTTTGAACGTACCTTTCGGTTCTCCGTCCTTGGTCTCGTTCTCCTCCCATACCTCCTTGGTCTCGGTGTATTTCTCTTCGGGGTCATACTTGGCAATAGCAGCATGAACGGCTGTGTTGTCGCTTTTGCGATTATCCATTGCGTGAACAAAAACATTGTCGCCCATGAGCCACTTGCTCACCTTCCTAACGCTATGCTCCTCGGCGGTAGAGAACACTATCGGTTCGCTCCCTGCCATTGCCGGACGAAAGAAACATCCGTATGAGTTTTGCGGTCCTATCTCCTGCGAAGCAAAGCATACGAACAGCGGATTCCAGGGTGTGCCATGAATAATCTCGCTAACGTGCTGACCGTCGCGTATCACGTCGGGCAGCGTTACGCTCAGAAGGGAATAGATACGGAAGTCCTTGTTAAGCATGTCAGGAGTGAACGTACTGCCAAAGCCGAAGCGAGGCAATCCTTTGTCAAGCGTCACCTCACACCCAAGTGCTGCAAGCTCTTGTGGCGAGAAGTCGGTCTTCGGCATAAAAGAGAAAGTTTCGATGGTCTGCTGTGCCTGAGTACGGTAGTCCATCTTGGCAAATACTTCTGGGAAGGCACGGCGCACCTCGTCGGTATCGCCATACACATCCCTTACAAGTCTTTGGCAGATACGCTGAAGACTATATCCATGCAACGGAAGATTCATCTTGGCTGCGTACAGCTCGATGGCTCCGTAGCCTGTCTTGCCCGTGCGAGTGCATTTCCACTTTACGGCACCATGTTCTGCCATCCGGTTGTCGTCAACGCCAACGCCCGAATACAGTCCACCTCGCTCATTCTCATAAATGATGAAGTGAGGTGTCTGCTTGACATCGGCGTCCGCGTACTGCCCATTCTTGCAGATAGGGCAGAAACATGCGGTCTGACCTTCAATGCGCTGCTCGTTGGCGGGCTTTACGAGAAGGTGCAGGTCGATGTTGGCGAGACGATTTATAATAGGATGAAAGAACATAGTTTTCCTTTATAGATTTATAAAAGTTTGTAATTTATAGTATCTCACCTTACAGTTGCATATTTTATTGATATGAGCTATCAATAAAGTTGTAAACTCTCTGAATGAGATAAACTGCTCATTAATGCCGATAATCTGCACCGCCACCCTCCAGTAACATTTTCCGTTGCGTCTACGGCAAGAATGCTCATTACTGATAATCAAATCCTGTATGTTACCATTCATTATGCGAAAAATGAATGAACAAGCATCTTTTATTAACGCAAACGGTGCATGGAAGAGCAATACCCGTTCGTCGTAATTGTCTCCTCGTAAAGCCTCGGTGTAGGCGATACGATGAAGAAAGGTATAAGGTGAAGTGCGCCCGTCCCGTTTTATGTTCTCACGGTTAGGTACGTAAGGTCTGGAGAGCATAAGACTAAAAACTCGCTTCCCCATTTTTATTCTTTTTCTATATCCAGACTTCGTAGACGCTTCATCATCTGCCACGTCGAGTAGATACTGCGTTTACAATCATAGACGGGATTGTGCGGCTCGCCGGGTCCATCGTATTCGTTAACCAACAAGTATGCTTTGTTACTGTCCAGTTCCTCTCCCGCCTTACCACCGACGATATTTGCGCCTTCCATAAAGAATGTGCGGTGGTCGCGAAAATTCTTGTAGCTGACAGGAATCTCAATACTATACTTGCTACAGATATTTCTTAATATACCGATGTCGAAATCGGTACCTTGCGACCAAAGCTTCACTTCCCTGGCGGAAGTTTCATCCTGCACATAAGCGATAAAACTAAAAAAATCCTCTATGACACTATCTATCGACTGCAAAGGTTTTTCGTCGTAATCCAACAGTGACTTTTTTACATCATCGCCCTGTGTTGCCCACCATTCCGATGTCTTTTTATCAAAGGTTAGTCCGTCAACGAACGATGATCGCAGGTCAACGTGACGGTAAAAACTGTAACCGCCGGAAAGACCGTCCGTAAAAGGATCGTCTTCCGCCGCGGCATTCCATGCCACAGCTCCGATGCTCATTACGGCTGCCGTAGGGCACAAGGCGCAGGTTTCTAAATCGAAAGTTATATTTAATTCGCCCATAAAATACTCTATTTTTTAATAAATTCTTCGATAATAACTTTCACACCCTTCAATTCCCAAGGTTTCCAGTCATCCTCCTTGAAACGGGTACGGACTGTCATCTGGGAAGACATGCCCAGTTCCGACATCCTATCACACAGAACCTTTCCCATCTTTAGGTTTGTGACAAGTTCGTAAAACTTGCTGTCGTTATATTCTGAAGAGAGTGCAAGCACAGCACCATATCCTCTGCTGCCTTCCTCTCCGTCCGGTATATTATCGGTATTACTCTTCTCTTCTACAAGAAAAGAGTCTTTTATATGCGACACTCCCATAATCTCCCACTTGCAGAATCCTTTGTTGAAGAACCTGTTATAGCAGGTTGATTTTGGCATGCCATACCCCTCAAACAAGACGTATAGCCTTTTTTTCTCTTCGGGGGTAAGTTCTGTAGAAGATAATATACCGCCGTCAAATATTTTCTTCCAAATATTCTTGGTCATTCAAATGATAAATTTTATATTTGTATGCAAAGATAGTATTTATTATGTGACTATCAAACAATATCACCACTTTTAACATAAAAAATTATTCGAGTATCATATAATTTAAAAATTAACGATATGAAAGAGCATAACATTGTTTATAATTATGGGTTTCTCGCCGATTGGATGATGGCTAACCCATCTATTAAAAGGAACGAAATTCTTCAGAGTATGGAGATGAGTGACTACAACACATTACGCAACTGGGTGGATGGTGTGACAATGCTTCCACTTACGCAGCTGATGAAGTTCTGCAACCGCTTCAATGTTCCCATTACTGCTTTCTTCCTCGATGAAAAAGCCGACGATACATCAATCATAGCACCTATCACACCCGGATCTATGATTGAACCTGCCGGAGGATGGCCTGACTCAAGTAGGAAGGCGGGTATCAAGGTGTGCGACCCACGCTCTAATATCCACATGATTACAAACATGCCCGACTATATAAAGATGGAGGAGCCCTCTGGTATCTGTGAACAGAAATCGGACATCATTAGTAGTATTCCGGAGAAGGAACGGATGCGCTACCTTGATATAATAGAGAAACTAAACGATCGGTTGATGTCTCTATACGAAGAAAACATTAGACTTAACAAACTAATAAATAAAAAGGAAACAGAAAGAGAGGGAAATGCTCACGGCTACGGCATGGTTGCTGAATCCAACTCACATGTATAACAAAAAGCATCCGCCTATCTTCGCAGACTGGCGGATGCAAAAAAAAACTAAAAAACGTCTTTCTAAAATTAACTAACTAAAAACTATGTCTCATTTATCGCTGCCATCTTGCGACGATAAAATTCTTTTTCCTCTATCTTCGTGAGCGCCATGTCGGCGCTTACATACGGAACGTCGGCATACCAGTAGCCTTGATGCAAGAACACGATGGGCGTGCTGTTGCCAAAGGTCATAGGCAAAGGCAGGTTGTCTTTCGTGCGCTTCGGCTGGAGGTTGAGTATGCCGAACAGCTCTGCCTCGCTCACAACTGGCAGAGCATTCATTTCTCTTTCCAAGTCGGAGCCTTCAATGGGGAATAAGAACACACGTCCGTCGGGAGACACTTCCTTGTCCCATCCTTCACGCTCGGTGGTGTCAGCAAACTCCACGGCTCCCACTCCACCTGCCATGCCATCAGGCGACTCGTAGTAAACGCTCGCACCTTGTCTTTCTACCCATTCACGCGCCTTTTCTTCGGATTCCTTACAACGGTGCATAAACGCCTGAATGTCTCGGCCAACATTAGATGTAGCCGAAATCTTGTAATAATAATGAGGTTTCTTCATATATTTCTAATTCAAAATTAAACAATTCAAAACTCACCTTAGCGCAGCGTAGATGACCGGTTCTCCGCATTCATCGTCCTTCATCTTAAAGCCTCTCACAGCCAACTCCTGAAGGTACAATGCCAACGGATCGCCAAGCGGACAAACTACTGCCTTGAAGTATGTGCGAAGCTGATAGTCGGTGAACATATTACAGTCTTCACGCCAATGGTCGAGAGGCTTGTATTTCTCGCAGAAGGCTGCTATCTTGGCAGGGATTACGAAGTCTTGCAAGGTGACTTCCGGCTGCTCGGTGTTTTCTATCATGTCTTGTTTCTTTCTGCTCATAATGTTTTATTTTTATTATAAAGCCAGGTACAAAGAATAATAGCAAATATTAGAGCTACGATTGTAAACAGTTTCCATTTCGGCATAGACTGAATATCCACCGTATTCTTCTCCTTCACCACATTCGTGCTGTCCTTCTTCGCCCAGTGGGTGCCAACATTCAGCTTATTGCTCAACACAAGGCTGTCTATCGTGTGCTGCATCCGTGATATTGTCTCTTCCTGATGCTTCAGTCGTGCCTCGTATGTTGCATTGCGCTCATAGTCGCCCTTACGGTGTATAGTCCGGTCGGTGCTGGTGGTCTTGTTGCCGGACGCATCCGTGCTCTCGGTCACTCGCTCGATGATAGTTTCCTCTCCCCTACCCTTCTCGCTCATGGTGCCGGATGCATGGCTCTCATCCGTGGTAAGATGCACGGTGCTGTCGGTCTTCACGTCCGACTTTCTGACGCTATCCGTAACAACAACCACCGTGCTGTCCCCTCGCTCCTCGTGGCTACCGGTCGCAGTCTTCCTCGAAGCCGCACAGCCCATGAGCGTGACTACGGCCATAAGCCATAACGTAACATTTCTGATTTTTCCCATATATATATGTTTGTTGGTTTCCGCTTACAAAATTAGAGAAAGTAGCTGACATCAACAGGACATAATAAAACACCGCCTACCCTACGGGAATGAGTAAGCGGTGTGATTTTTTATTTATCCGACAAAGAGAATTTCCATTTGATTACTTTGCCGAATACTTGCTTTGAGCATTTTTTTATGTGTGCCATAATATCATCAGACAAGCAACTATCAAACTTTTTGTATTGCTCCCGACTCGCTTTTAGAAGGATTGCGTTCCCGTCATACGATACAAACGCCATCTTGCGCAGTTCCGAAACTATGTCGCCGTCAAGCATCGCCACAAGCTGCTGCCATTCTTTTTCGCCCGGCTTCACCTCCTCAACTTCGGCAAAGGCAAACGTCATCTGCCGTGGTTCCTGCTTTGCGCTATGCTGTTTTATCCATTGCTCCATAATGTAGAACACAAAGTCCTCCATCGTACCGCTCCATCTATGTGGCTGCTCCACTGCCTTCGGCACACCATTGTAGGCATACGCTTTGAAATCGCTCCAAAGATCTTCCGGGACCTTCTTGAATATCTCCATCATGCGCTTATCGTCGAGCGTAGGATATATTTCGCATAACGTCTTGCACAGTCGCTTTTCTGAAGCCTTGCGATGGTCTTGCTTTGCCTTCTTCTGCTCCGCCACCTTCTTAAACTCGATATAGCTCGGTTCGCCAGTCTTCTTGCCTCGCGGACGCACCTCTTTTATGTCGAAGTAGAAATCAATCTGACCTGCATCGCAAACACGTTTTATATCGTCAAGAGCCGTTTTTATGATGCGCGATTTAAACATACTGTAACGAGGGTATTTTACGTTAATGACATTTCCATCGGCATCACGCTTGATAAATCCTAAGTAGTCGCGTATTTCAAAAGGAGTAATCTCCACCTTAGACTGCTTAAAGTTCTTCATCTTGTGTCTGACAAGATAATACATCAACGGCATGTTATCCACCTTGCCTATACGTGCTATATCTTTAGGATGCGACACATAGCCAAGGTTCATGTCAAACATTTCAAAGACCATATCCGTATTCAAGTAGATGTCTATATATCCTCGTGTGCGGTCCACCTGTACATCAGTCAGTTCATCATCCTCGCCTAACTTCATTCTCACCTGTGTTCCCTTGTCAGTAACAGGAGTGTCTATCTTCGAGAATATTTGTATCAAGCGTTTTACAGGCTTTCCTTCATCGTCAAACGTATTCTTCTCTATCTGCACGTTTAGCACTTCTTTTAACGCCTCACGCACTCTGTTGTACGAACCGGAAGCTACACCCAGCTCACTCAGTTCTATGCGCACAGGAGGCAAGTTATCCCTATCCTCACGCGTCATCATAGGCTTAGGATCTTCCTTGGAACCTTGCAGCACAGGATTTTTAAAGTACTTGCCTATATACACCTGTAGATGCTCAACCACCTTTACCATGATGTTCTGCTGGAGCAAAGTCAATCCCTTCTGTGCCCGGGCATAAGCGAAAGGTGTGTTGATGTATTTCTTTATTAACTGCTTATTGTCTTCCATACCATGTATTTTTGAGTCGTAACCTGTAAGTCACTACAAAAGTGTGCCGAAGTCACTACATTTGTGTGCTGTTTTCACTACAAAAGTGTGCTGTTTTGTTTTCTAACTCATTGATTTTCATTCTCTTAGCCTTTCAGTAATATAGAATATAGAAGTATCGGTGATTTTTATTTTTCTATAATATATAAATTAATATAGAATCCTCTATATTCTTATATTCTATATTCCGACACGAAATAATAGCTGATTATCAGTTGTTTACATGCCAAAAGAGCACAGTTTTGTAGTGAAAACGGCTCACTTTTGTAGCGAAAACAGCACAGTTTTGTAGCGAAAACGGCTCACTTTTGTAGTGACTTCGTAAACAAAACCGTAGGTTTAGACTTTTAAAGGTACAAACCTACGGTTTTGTTTACCTCGCGCACATTAAGGTAAAAAGATTTAGTAGGATTTTACCTTACTTGTTTCTATCCAAGAACTCAATCACAGCCTGTAGCGCCAAGTCTTTGATAGGTACACCCGTGCGCATTTTCATCAGGGCAATGCGCTCGTAATACTTCATCGGCACGTAGATAGTGATGCCGTTCTCGGTCTTCTTGCCCTTCGGCTTACGTATGTTCAAAGCAATATCGTTGCTGAATGATGTGGTTGCCGGTTGATTTGCTACATTTGTCGGTATCTCGGTCTCAGTTGTTGTAGAAGCAGTCGGCTTGTCTGTAGCCGGAGTGTCTGAGGATGGAACGGGGACTGCACTCGCTGCCGCTTCCCTACTCTCCTTGTTTTCCCTATTCTCCTTACGCTGCTGACTACCGGATTCCAATATGCGCTCGTTCTCCTCGATAGCGTCAGACTCCTCAAGACTGAAACGTTTCGTCTTCTTCGTCATTTCTCTTGCCATACTCTATATTTTTATACGTTAAAACTATTTATGATTTCTTTCGTAAATCGCTCGTAGTCCTGCCCTACCCTACAATATCTGGCATACTCGAAGATGTCCTTGCGCATAGCCTGAGCTTCCACCATCTTGGTGTCTCGCCGTGTATATGCGTCAAACATATAGTCTTGGTACTTCTCGCCCAGGTATGCCTTAAATTCTTTGGTGGCGTTGGTCTGGTCGTTGCTCATAACCATCAGCAAGCCACGAATGTCAAGGTCGGGGTTCAGATCCTCACGCGTCTCCTCGATGGCATTGATAATCTCGGCAATACCTTTTGTTGCCAGCACTTCGAGCTGCACGGGCAGAACTACGCTTGTGGCTGCTGTCAGAGCGTTGTACGTGAGCAACGACATTGCAGGAGGACAGTCTATCAGCACGTAGTCGAAAGCTTCCGTAACGGTCGTTACGCCCTCGTCTGCCAGTTCCGTACCGCTCAACTCGTTCAGTGGTTTTGCGAGCAACTTATAAAGTGCCTTTCGTGGCATTGCTCTCTGGTTTAGGAAGGGTTCGATGGATATAAGCTGCTGCGCTGCCGGAGCAAGGTAGATGCCCTCGCGTACCTGATAGACGGGCAGATTGCTCTGCTGTACCAATGCGTCGTAAACGGTAGGCTTGCCGACGTTCTGAGTCTCGCTCCATCCGAAGAGGAATGATGCACATGCCTGCGGGTCAAGGTCAATTATGAGTACACGAGGCAAACGCTTGCGTCCGTCTGCATCCTCACCAAATTTTCCCTTACCAAAAAGACGTAGACCTGCTGCCAAGCTCTGTACTGTTGTTGTCTTTCCTACTCCACCTTTGTGGTTTACGAAGGCGAGAACTTCTCTGAGTCTTTCCATATTCTTTAAGTATTTAAATGTTTATAATATCTATTCCAGTCTTCAGAAACATCATGCTTTCTGTAAAGCGTTACAAATTTAAGAATTATAATCCATATACGCAAACATCCACGCACATTTATTTGTTTATTTGTTAATTTATTTGTTTTTTAATTGCTTTCTTCATTGCTTTCTTTATTTATTAATGTGTGTATTTGTTTATTAGTTTATTTATTCATTTATTACTTTATGCATTGATTAATGTCTTGATTTATTAATTTATGTATATGTTTGTGCGTTTATGCGTTTATGTATGGATGTGTTTGTGTGTTTATAAAAAGCCACAAATGTGCATTTGTGGCTTTGTGGGATTGTGTAGTTTCATTTGATGACTTATTCTTTCCTCAGTCCGCCGATCATCGGCATTAAGAACACCGCAGCACCCGCAAACGCCAACATCACGACTCCCGTTGACACAGCCATCAGCACCGCCAGTACACCTGCCAACACTTTCCTTACAGTCAGTCTCTTGTTCTCCCTCACCGTAGTGTCTTCACGCTCCTCTCGCAGCGTCGGCTCGCCTACCTGCGGATAGTTACGCTTGCGCTTCGGCTTCGGCTGGGGTATAGGTTCCGGCTCCAGACTCTGATTAATCTCAGGCTCTATAACGCAAGGCTCTACTTCCGGCTCCTGGCTCTGATAAATCTCAGGCTCTTCTTCCACTTTGCCATCCACGCACACGATAACATCGCCGTGCAAACTGACCTCAATCTTGCAACCTGCTACAAGACCCTTCTGGTTGAAAGTCTTCTCGCTCCCGCAGTTGGCATGGGCAAAACGGTGTCCGTTCATTTCCACTTCGTCAAAGTCGGCTACGAATGTTATCTTGCCAGTCTTCTCACCTATCGTGGTATGATGGCCGCGATATGTGGTGACGGCCTTGAATACGGGGCGAAACTTAAAAGCGCAGTTATACTTTGCGTCATGGTCGGTATGACCGATGCGGTCATAATAGTCGTAGTTGTCGAACTTGAATACAAGTCCGTCGGTAGGGTAGGGCAGCGACTCACGCTCCACCTCGGCAGAGCACACGATGTTCTCGATGTCCTGCTCCAACTCGGCATCCGTCTTTTCAAGATTGAGAGCCGACACAAAGCCCGAAGTCTTAAAACCGTTACGCTCCAAGGCTTGCATCGCCGGCATGTGTCTTATCACGCCATCCATAATAAGGCGGAAGGGATGAAACTCCAGACGCTTGCACTCATCCTTTACAGCCACTTTCTTAGACATGATACCGTTGCTCGTAGAACGGGGCGATTTGCCAGCCTTGCCATAACAGGCAAACTCCTCAAGCGAAATGATCACCTCGCCTCTCACCTCCACTCGGTCGTACTGGCTCCATACGTCCACCTGAGCAGGAACACCCTGCACATGCTTTATATGGTCCAGGCAGTCGTTGCCAAACAACTCTTTGCCGTGTCCGTAGGTGGCTTCTGCCAACACTCCCTGACGATATACCAGGCTCACGGTCTCACCGTCAAACTTCCACTCTACAACCACCTCCGTGCCCTTGCTGCTGATGTTGGCAGCACGCTGTTGCGCTCTCAGGTATTTCACCACCGCCTTGGCATCATGCAGCTTCTTCATGGAGAGGCAAGCCGTGCGACGTGCCACCGTGCGCTTGCCGTTGCCGTTCTCGCTGTAGCACTGCTGAGTAGGTGAGTCGGGCAATACCTCGTCCGCGTGCTGCTCTTCATACTCCTGCAAGGCAAAGTACATAGCGTCATATTCCTCGTCGCTGATGGTCGAGCGGTTCTGCCCGAAGTATCTATAGTCGTGCATCTTCACTACGTCTACCAGCGCACGATAATCGTCGAAATTCTCAATCTTAGTCATATTCTATAAAGTATCTAAAATGTTAATGAATTGGTATCTTGTGCCCATCTCCCCAGCCCTCATCGTAGCCGACCACTTTCTGATGAAACATCAATGCGGCCACGGCGGTGCACTGGGCACCGGTGAGTTTGTTCAATTCGGGGGTGCTGTCGATGAGCTTATAAAGAGTCTCGGCGGTGTTAGGCGTTAATGATGTCGCCTTGATAAAATTGCTATATCGTGTCATATTCTATAAAGTATCTAAAATGTTATTATCGTCCTTGTTAATCCTCGTCATCGCCCGGAGTAGAATCCTCGTTGTCGTGCCAGAAATGGGAATACTGCACCATGTCGATAGCTGTTCTCAGATTGTCACCCGGATAGAACTCTTGATCGAGAGCCAGACGTAAAGTCACTTCTTTTCCCGACTTGAAGCAGACTGTCACAACAGCATCTTCTTCTGTGTAGTCATCATCTTCGCACGGGAAAAAGCTGTAACTCTCAACCTCACGAGCGTCAAAAACTATATTTGCGTAGTTGTCAATACCTTCGCCGCATTGTTTTGCATGTATAAACGGATAAACTTTCTTTGTTGTCATAATACTTTGTTTTTATTGTTATTCATTTCCCTGCTGCACCGCCATAATAGTGCGCATGGTCTCAGTGATATACTTTCCGCCTCCGTGCCGGAGGATCCACTCATGTACGTCGTCGGCAACGATATACCGCCGTGTCTTGCCTTCCATGGCTGGTCTGCCTGCCTTCGGCGCTCCACTCTTTATAATTTCCATATTTCCTTCATTTTAGTCCTCGTCTATAAGATCATCATCTATAGTCTCTGTTTCTTTCAGATCCGTAGGCAACCATGCAGGCCACCAGGTCACATCCTTCGCCCATTGATTCATGTCTGTGTTTTCCGTGCGATAATTCCAGAAGACATGCAGGATCTTGAACACTTCCCAGGCTTCTGCGTCTGTCAACTCCGACAACACGCCCTTCAGATTCTCCTCCTCGGCTTTCGTCAGGTCCACGCTCTTCTCGAACTCCGCCCAGTCGCATACCTCGGCGTACAACATCCAAGCAGCGTGGTCTGCGTCCACGTCCGACAACAGAAGGCTGTTGGTAGCTGCTGCCATGGCCAGCCAATATTTTTCGTTGCTCAACTTCCAGATCGCCGAGCGACGAGAACGCCAGTCACTACGAGCCACCTCCACGTGGTTCTCTGCAATCCAGTCACCTATCTCGCACATAATACGTGCCAACGTCATAGCATCGCCTTCCACCTTAACATCAATATCACGAGGGATCTTGGCTACCTGAGTCTCGTTTAACAAACCTTCGCGAAACTCGATTTTTACTCCACTCTCATTGTCCGTCACCGTCCACATCAGGTCTTTGCCAGATGTCAGCTCAAATCTTTCTTTTGCCATAATCTTTCTGTTTACTTTTTACGATTTTACTTTTCAATCATTCTCAGTTCTGCGCCCAGGGCTCCTGCAATCTTGTTGAGCACGTCGATATTAACGGCATACTTGCCGGCTTCCACGCTGCGGACGTTTGCGGTGGTGATGCCCGCAATCTGGGCGAGCTGCTCCTGCTCCCAGCCTTGGGCGGTGCGCAATGCGCGGATGCTCTCGCCCATGGCCTTACGCTTGTCGTAAATAATTTGGTCTTTTTCCATATTGTCTATAATATTGTAGTTACTCTTCCTCATTATCCGGATTCTGATAATCGTCGCTGTGAGCAATCAGATCATCAAGAGCAGACTTCAAGGTATATTCCTGCTTAGAATAATATTTATGTGAATTTTCCAAGTCATCATAAAAGTCAAAGCCGCGTTCTTCGTCAGAAGCTCGAAGGATGCCGCCGTCTGGGTCAATCCAGAATCCAAAAATGTAATCATCCTTACTGAATCCTTCTATATTTATCTCGAATCCGTAATAATCAACAGTGAAGAAATCAATGCGGTCTAAAAACTTTATACCTTCATTATCACCGGCAGCAGCATAGAAATTTCCTTCCTCGTCCTCACGCAAGTCAAACCATGCGTTTTCTTTATTTTCCTTGTACCACGCTGCGAATCCGTCTGAATGATTACTACCGTCTGAAAGATAAGGTTCAAGCCATTTTGAAACACTTTCATTCACGTCTTCAGCGTCAAGTACATCTTCGCCAATCTTTTTATACTTGCGAACATCGATCGGTAAATTTATGCTTAATAACATATTAGGTGCGTGAGTTCCTGATAATTCAATATACATATCTAATGACTTAACCGTGATGTCGAGGGCTAAATAAGTTATTTCCCTGTTTCTGCCCAATCCCCATAATCAGGCAGCTTGTCTATAACGAGACCTTTCAGATCCTTCACGCCATATTCCTCGCAAAGCCACTCTTCCAGGTCGTCCCAATACTCCCAGTCTCTCGTCTCGCCTGTCTGCACGTTGCGCAGACGAAGGCGAACAAAGAGGTAGTCGCGTATTACGTCTATTATCTCGAACATGGCAGTTCGGCTTTCTTCTCCTTATAGATATTCGCCTGATCGTCGATAGCCGGAGCCAAATCCCAATCGGCCTTAGGGTAAATACCTTCGCCAAGTCCTGTGCAGAAGTCAACGTAGTAATTATTGGCATCCTCTCTAACGGTGATGTCTCGACCTTTATAAACCATGTCCACTCCATTGCCCTGGAATATATGCCAACCATCCGACATAAGCGAAAGCAGATCCTCGCCATCGGTGGCAAAATCCTCATCCTCATAATTAAGGACAGAATCTCTGGTGTATATCCAACCGTTCTCCTCACATATACCGCGCACAAGCTCGCAGCAATCGTCTTCTGGATTCTCCTTGCAATATTCAGTCAAGAACTCTTTCAAGTCGTCCAATGCTTTAATGTCTGATTTTTTCATATCGTTCCGCTTGCCGTGATGCGGTAGGGCTGAAAAAGTTGTCAATTTAATACTCTGATATATAAGGAGATTATTCTTTAGAAAGAGCAGCTGCATACGCATCGCCCTCCCAGCAAGAAAACTTAATTAAATAACCTGTTTCCTCGTCTTTATAGTGAGCGTACCCGTTGTGCCATTCAGGCGAAGCTTTTCTCGCTCTCTTGAATGCAGCAAGGATAATATCCTCTTCATCTGGTCCGTCATCTAACGTAACCTCTTCACCCAACAATTCATAATCCTTATTGTCGTCCACTTCAGGAATCTCGCAATATAGCAACAACGACTGCCAATTATGTCCGTCCCAGTAATTCCAAAACTTACAGTCGTAGAAGTATTCATGCTCCTCTAAACACTCTTTCGCAAACTCACGAATTTCCTCGATTTTGTTTGTTTTTTCTGCTTTTTCAAGAGCTTCGTCATCAGAGTACCACGTATCAATATCTATTTCGTTATCCGTACTCAGCGTAAAACGAAGGCCTTCATATTTTTCCTCAAGTTCGGACTCAAGATCACTCCAACATGTGCTTTCTCCGTTTTTAAGCGAATAATCATACGTTGTTCCATCAGCTGCGGTGCCGCTAATCTGATCCTCGTAAACAACGAAATAATCAACTTCGTTTTCACGGTAATTTATGTTTTTTAATACTCTAACATTGCTCATATATATTGACTTTCCGTGATGTCGAGGGCTGTATGGGTTATTATTTATCCGATTTGCTTATCAGGTTTTCAAGAGCCGACTCTAAGGTATAATCATTTTTAGGGTAATAAGATGTTCCTGTGTCAGCTCCCATAAGGAAGTTTTCATCATACTCCTCCTCGGAATATGGAAGAATATTTCCTTCTGGTGTTTTAATATAATTAAGACACCAGTCTTCTTCGTCTTCTGAAACAGTCACGGCATATCCGTTATACTCGACATTATAAGAGCCGTCCTCGTTATCTCGATAGCAATAACCGGTCTTCTTCAATTCATCTTCGAGTTTATTCATAGCAATTAAGGTATCATCATAGATATAGGCCACATCGTAGTTCTCACGGCAGAAGTAGCCGCGCTTGCCGTATTCATAAGCGAAGGAGAATATACGGGACACATCCCAATAATCATCGTCAAGCTCTAATTTTTTCACAGCTGCAAGGAACTCCTCGCGGTCCGTGACTTCCCGTGCTGTGCCGTTGTTGAATTTCTCGGCATAGCGCAGCGCGGTTTCCTCGTCGTCGATCATTTCACAATCGCCGTCGGTCACTACCCAGGTAGTAGGCAGGGTGTACCAAGGGAACTGCTTCGCGTTCTCCTCTGCTACATAAACTGCCATCCTGTCTGCCACTTCGTCGATGTCGCCGTAGAAGTCCTCACATGCCGAGTCTTCTAATACTACAAAATCATTGTAGGTCAGGATAAAACGGTTGGGGTCCAGACTCTCGCGAACCTCAAAGGTTCTTCCGTTCAATGTAATTTCTTTACATCTCATATACTTTAGGTTTTAACCTAGTTGTTTTCTTTATCTGATGCAAAGGTAGTGATAATATTTGAAACTACCAAATAAAAAGCCGTTTTATCTTGAATAAAATGTATTTTTATTATTTTCTTTGCGTTTTTCCGCCAGGCTCCACGGGGGGCACGGGTTTTTCGTGTCTTCTGTGTCGTCTGTCGCCTCTCCTTGTCGCCCATCCAGGAGCTCGAACCTGGTGCCATGCCTTGCCGTGGTGGGCGTTTTCGCTGCCGCTATCCTTCGCGGACCGCAGCAGCCGGAAAACAAAATACTTTAAATGATTATGAATAATATTGCTCCCGCCGATGGAGTCGGGCCACCGCAAGGGCCATGCCGGGCACGGGAGGGGGTAGGATTATTTATTTAGCCTTGCAGCTCTCTACCGCCGTAATGACCCTTGTCTTAACGTGATAGTTGTCAGCCTGTCTTAAAGCTGCATCAGAAATAGCTTTATAGATAGCATTGTAGGCGTGTATATTGTTGTGAAATATTTCAATAGTAATCGTTTCTTTTTGTAATTTCATAATACTGTCGTTTTTAAAGGATTCTATAATATACTATTCGTTAATAATCTCAATTCGTGACAATTCATTATCTACATGGATTTCATGCCCCTTATAATTGATACTATAACCTATCCAGCCATAGCTACAAAACAGAGGTTCACAAATCATACTGGAGCCATAATAGGTGAATCCCCATGGATCTCTATTATATCCATTAAGCCAATTTTCGCAATCGCCAAAACGTTTCACAATAGCATTGATCAAACGCTTCAATTCGTTAGGTATCTCTTTCGGTGCTCTCATTTTTCGTCGTTTTTAAGGGTTCTATAATATTCGTCTCATACCACACTGCCGCCTGTACCATCGTGTCCTTCAATGCCTCGATAAACTGCATGTAGTTGTTCTGGTTGATGGGGATATATCGTTCCGGGTGTTGCCCGTCGTGGTCGCCGCTTGCCAGATGGATAATACAGAATGTACGGTCGATGTCGTGACGGGCTACCATGCCTCGCTTTTCGAGTACTGCCACTGTGCGGTCGAAGTCTGCCGGAGTGGTCGGTATCACCTGCAACACGCTCCAGGGATATTCCTGAGCCGTGAGGAGTGTGTGTCCTTCCTGCTCACTAAGCAGGAAGGAGTGAATTGTTTTAGATGTATTCATATAATCAAGCAACTTTTTCTATGTCCTTCATATATGATGTTACACTAATATCTGTACGTATGCGACCGCATGCCTCGTGTTCAAGGCTTTCTGTTTCACCTGTCGCCAAATATTCTGCCTTGACAATATAATAGAGCATACAAAAGAGATAGACAGGCTGAAAAGTTTCGTCGCTATCAAACAATCGACTAGGCCACTGGTCAATGTCGTTGGATAGATTAGAGAAGAATCCATCATAGCTTGTATGGTTCTCCTTTATCCACTTAGCAAACTGATCGCGGTGTTTTCCTATCTTGGCTATAATAGCATCCTCCGCAGCCTGTGTCAGGCGAATTTTCACGCGACAAGAATCATTTTCGTAATTGTAGTATCGTGGACTGTGAACCTCTACGAACTCCAGTTCTATATCGTCGCTGATAAACTCCTGCATCCACAATTCCCACACCTCCGTATATGCTTTGCAGATGTCGTTCTGGTACTGCTTATAGTCGAAGGTAAAATCAACATCCTCCTCCAGATCTTCTTCTACGCACTCATAATATATATCATCATCTGGGCTCCAAATTGAATCATAAAAACCAACAAAACTTTGCAATTTACCTACAGTCTCATTAACAAATATCTTTGCCATAATCCTTAGTATTTTTAATGTTCTATAATAGGGGCAAATCGCCCCGTGATACCTTATTTCTGATTTTCCGCTAATACCGTTCTCACGCTATAATAAGGCGTGTTAAACGGATATTTCACCTCGTTGACAATATACACCACCGTCGGCTCACTCATGCTCAATGTGTCGCGACACTCCACACGGCCATACATGCCGTGTGCCATAAAATTCAAGGCGCACATCTTGCAAGCAATAGGATCGTTGTCTTGTGCCACATACTCGAAGCGACGGCCGGCTGAATGGTCCAGCTTGCTCTTCTCCATATAGTGAGCCAGAAGCAAACGTCCGCTACCTGCTGCACAGTCGTTCACCTTGCCATGGTCTCCGGCTCCAAGTGTGCTGATCTGTGCCATGAGGTCCGAAATGCTCTTAGGCGTGAAGAACTGCCCTGTCTTCGATGCCTTGCCACGGCTCAAATACATTTCTTCGTACAGTAAGCCAAACACGTCAAGCCAATCGCCACGCTTCATCGCTGTTGCCACATCGTCGAGCCAATGAAGGGCGAGAACGGCGAAGTCAGGATTTTGCTCCGTGCGACTCAAAATGTGTTGGATATATTCAGCGGTGCCAGCCTTAAAAGCGTCAATGCTGAAGAACTCTATAAGATAGTCGCAGAAGTCGCTCAGGGCCATTTCCTGCGGTCTGCTGTGCTTGTTTGCCTGTTCGGTCAATACGTCAATATATTTCTTTTTATCCATGATTTTCTCAAAAATTTATGTGTTCTATAATAGGGGTCGTTGTATTTAATAGTTATAAGCCTTTGCCTGTTCTGCAATGCCTTTGAGCCATTTATCGTAGTTCTCAAAGTCCTCCACACTTTGACGGTAGGTGAAAGCACTGCGATATTTCTCATCCTGTCGGTAAATATCTATCTCCTCGTCAACATCAAAGGCTTCATAGATAGACTCCAGTTCATCATTCCACCAGTCAGGATCGTTCATATCTCTATCGCGTCCATCAATGAGGTGTATCATATCCACACCTCTGTTGGTCCACTGCTCCATTTCTATGCCGACACACTCGCCATCCTCCTCGTAACGACTGTGACCAATATTATTCTCATCCAGGAATGCTTCGCACTGTTGGAGAATGAATTCTTTATTTGCTATCATAAGTGTCTGGTCCATAATTCTCAATTTTTTATGTGTTCTATAATGGGGAGCTGCCCTGCTGCCAGATGCAGCCCCATGAATGATGATTTAATAGCCATTCCAGAAATATGAGTGGTGGCTATACTGGCTTAATGCCGCCTCCTTGGCAAACTCGCGGATGGTGCAGTCGTAGCCTTCCATCTCCTTCATGATCGCTTCTGCTTTTCGTGCCAGGCGCAGATAGGCTGCATACTTCTTCTTTGATGCCTTGAGGATCCCTATCACCGCCAAACGTTCGTTTTTGCACTGTTCTATAACTGGAGCGGCCTTCTCGGCTTCCAGGCGTTCGCCAGTGTTCCACCGCCAGTCGTTCGGATCCACGTCTTTCTTCTTGCCGGTGTAACGGTTGATGCCGTGGCTCCAGTCGGCCCTAATGTAGATATACGGTCTGTTGTCGCGGCTATAATCGCCGCCGTAATACTCCATCTCGTACTGGTCAAGATTTTGATTAAACGAGTTATAGAAGCCCGTCGCCTCCTTCACGGCATCGTGGAAGCGTTTATTCAAGACCTTGCCATCAAACTGGCGGCACACCTGAATAAGGCCGTCCAGGGCTTTTATTTCAAGCAGTCGGCGCTCTATCAATGCGTCAACGTGCTTGCAATACGCCTTCACCTCGTTGGCCTTCTTGTCGGCTTCATGCTTTTTTGCAGCCGCCATAAAGTCGACCTCCGTGCCGATACTGTAGGACTCCTCTTTCCAGCCCTTCTCACGACTCAACTGATGGTACAACTGTATATACTTCTGTGCGTCTTCCTTTGTGGCGAAGTTACGCACGCCATCCAAACTTTCAGACTTCCACAGCCACACGTTACCGTCGCTGCAAATCAATTTTTTTATTTCAGCAAATATCTGGTTCATAATTTCTCAATTTTTTATGTGTCCTATAATAGAGCTGCCAGGTGCAGCCCGGGAATGATAATTAGTAAGATAATACGGCTATACGGTAGTATTCATTTTGGCCATCCTCCAGAATGTTGGCAATACACATGTCGCCTGTCGGAGCCTCGTAAATATACGAGCTGCCTATAATATCGAACACCGTGAACTCGCCTCGTTGCTGGCTGTTTTCGCCGCTGTTGGCAATACACGTGATGCCGTTGTGATAGCCTCCAGCCGGTGCCGGAAAGTTCCCGGCTACCATCCTGTCCTGAAGGAAGCGCGACGAATAGCGACCCGCCTCCTTACTTGTCAGTTTCAAGACCTGTGACAAAAGGCGCTTTGCCTCGTTCCATCGTGCGTCATTAAACATGTCGCGACGTTGTGGAAAATACTTCTCATCGTTGGTAACGTTGTATATTAATATCTGTGCCATGATCTGTAAAATATTAAAAGTTAGTGATGTTTTTATCTGCCTATAATATGTTTTTATGAGTGAAGCATACGGCGCCAAAAGCTGAAACACTGAAACGGCATACGGTATGGGAAAAAGCGGGGAAATATACGATTAACCACTGCCAGGGCGTTGCATTCTACATTGACAGTCAGCTCCAGAACGGGACCCATAATAAATATTAAAGCGCATATAAATTGTACTGTCCCCGTTATGTCTAACACGTCACACAACAAGAGAAACAGCGGAACGCAAACGACTATACACGAAAAAGAAATTACGACTACTAATACAAGTGAAAGAAGAAAAGCGGCACGCTGAACGGCCTTAACTACATTATGTGCAAAATTTGTTTTCATAATCTGTGAAATTTTAAAATTTGGTGATGTTAGAAAGTGCCTATAATTAGGCAGTTAATACTCAATGCAGAGTAACAGTGCCACCGCTGCTGCCATGATGTTGTAGCCGACAAACTGCCAGCCGGTGCACTGGATGGGGTCGCCATCCTCGCCATAAAAGCTGTGCCTGGTTTGGAGCCAATGGCAGACCGTTTTCAGAGCTGCCAGGGCATTTTTGGCCATGCGAGTGGTGAGTAACACGATAACGGCAAATAAGGCCGTCAAAAGGGCGCGTGTGCCCGTTGTGCATGATATTGTGATATTCTGTGCCATGATGATATTGTTTTTATGCTGCTTTCTTCTTCTGTTCTTCCACTTCCAGCCAAAGGCGCTTGTTCGTTCTGCCGTAGCCGGCCTCGCCGTTGGAGCAACGATAGGCGCAATACATTTCTTCATCGCAATACATCGAGAAGGCAAGCTCAGCCTCGTTTTTCAGCTCGTCTATAATAGCCTTGATTTTGCGGATAATGTGCGCGGCGTGAATCTTGCTGAGCCCCTTATTGGCGTACCAGTTGTCGCGAATCACGTCGTCGGCCTCCAGATCATCGTGCTCATACTCAAAAGTATCGGTCCAGCCGTCTATCATACCATTAACCCTTACCTTCGCGAGCCAGTCAAAAATGGCCGCCTCGTAATAGCCGGACGTGTAGCCGGCTTGAACGGTAATATCTACAGAAGTACTACCAAAACTAATAGTTTTAGTCTTCTCAGAAAATAGAGTTGTAGGGTAGCTGCGGTCCCCGTCACACTCCTCAATATCGTGCCAGCCCTTCGCCTTCAACTCTGAGGCCACGTTGTCCTTGTCAGCTTCATAGTTAACCTCTGTGCCGATCTCGTCGAAATGGTCTAAAAGATCCTGGTTCAGTCCGTTCGCATTTATATCCTCCTGCGTGTAATATACAGGCATTCCGAATACGAAATAACGCGCGGCGTTCTTCAATGCAAAATTAGGTGTACTCATAATCTAAAGTATTAAAATGTTGTGATTTTATATGTGGTTATTAGGGGTTAATCCTCAATAGGCTCGCCGTTACGACGATAATGTGTGCCGTTGTTCTTCACTGCATCACGAAGGCGGCGGAAGGCGGCCTGCGTCGGCTCGTCGGCGTTCTTTGTATCGTCGATTAGCTGCATATCTGTAATGCGTGCGCACCAGTAGTCACCGCGTGTCGGGGTGGTGTATGTTACAATATACTGGCCATAGCCAGCAAATCGAAAATCAAAAGAAAAACGTAAAGTTTTCATAATCTTGTGTGTTAAAAAAATTGGTGATGTTATATGTCGTCTATAATAGGGAGGCTGAATCCTCTCCAGGGTGATGAATTATGCGCAGCGCATGAAGTCGTCCAGATAATAGCGAGTGCCGTATATAGTAAGGTACGGACGGCATTCAGCTTCAAGATCACGCGGGCAAGTGTATTTGATGCGCTGCCATCGTTGTGCCGTGTGCTCATTTCTACTAGTGCAGTCGCGCCATAATACCCGTTCGCCGTCATCGTCTATAACGATGCAATAACCGCCATAATTGTTAGTCTGAAGGTAAGCACAGCCGAATTTTGAAATCTCGTCAAACTCCTGTTGTTTTGTAATTCTTGCCATAATCGTAAAGTATTTAATTGTTATTATATGTTTCTTGTTTGCATTTGCAAAGGTAATACAAAAGTATTTGTTATCCAAATATTTTAGAGAAAAACTTTGCTTAAAGTATTATATTTAACATTCATAAAGTATTATCCGTCTAATATTATAGTATTATTCACATTCATTTACAATTCCCTAATATCTGTGATGCTCTATAAGATCCATAAAGAGCCGTTGGAAGTGGGCACGGCTGCAAAATCCCTAATGTCTGTGATATTGTATAACGTGTATAATGTGATGAAGTGAGGCGGCAGGACGGGCGCAAAGGTGGCACGGTGGCAATACTCCATACCTGACACCATCGAGGCACCAGGGAGGGCGCAAAGGTGGCACGGGGCAATACTCCATACCTGACACCATCGAGGCGGCAAG